GGAGTCTTGAACAGCTTGTCTGCTGTTTGCACAGACGATCCGAACTGAAAAAGCTCCTCGTACAAAACGTCTCTACCAAAAATCGTAGCCACAGCGGCACCTCAACATCATGGAGCCAGTTGCTCTCCAGACCACTCCCACACTAGACCCTTTATAATGTGCAGATAGCCGTCAGAATCAAAGGTTGTGAGCGGAGTCATATTCTCGCGAGCCCTGTACACCCCCATGTCAGCCTCGCCATTCATGCACCGTCCTACAACACCAGTTGGATCATTGGCTATGTGTGGTTTTTCAAGCCATTCTTTCCCAGACCATGGATTCGCCTGAGCGTTCGTCAGAGCGTGAACTGTTTGGTTGTTGTTGTTGTTCAGCGAACTACCAAACGTACATTCAACGGCTTTTCCGTTTTTAGCGAAACCAGTATTGCTTAGAAACGCATAATTACTAGCGCTTAGCCACAATATCTCATTAATTGCTGTTGGCACGTTGACAAAAGCTGCTGACATCAGCCACTCCATCACGCCGGGCCGCTTGGCATCTGTGCCTGTGTAGCCTACCTGGATATAGGCGTGGTTCACTATGTCAGTGGAATAGTTACAGAAACTAAAAAAACTTCCATCTGCGTCGGTCATCATCCACGTTCTCGAGTCTGGCGATGACGTAGTGTACGCGCCCTTCCACTTGTGCATGTTGGGCGACGTTGCTGCTCCTGTGTACTCTCCCTGCCTAGATCGCTGAGTCGATGGTCCGGTCATGAAAAACGATCCGGTATCGACATTGAAATCAGTGTCTTCTGGAGCACCCCATATCTGCGTATTCTTGTTGGTCCCGGTTCCGGCTATCTGCCAGTCACGGGAGAACATGCGCCACGACGAAGAATGATGACTCTCCAATCCCCAGCCTCTTGCTACAGAGCCGTAGTCATAATCAAGGTTCGAGTTCTGACCCTCAACGTCAACGATTCTGAATGTCAACCCGGTGTTCGCCGTAAAGGTAGCGCTTGCCGAACGCATATCTACCTGAACAACACCCCCGCCAATGTCAGCGATGATCTTGTAGTATCCTGAGTTTTTGTTGTTCGTTGCATCCCAGACGAATAACCACTTGCCGATATCTGAAGCGCCTGGAGTGTAGCTTCCAGCCGTCTGAAAACGATCTGGATTGACCAATTGGCCATCTGTTCCGTAGACATTCCCAATACGATCCTCGAAGAACGACCTGTAGATGTGCAATCCGTCGATGTAGATGGTCTCAGCGGCCCCTGTGGCCGGGTCAACAAAACGAATATACCGGGGGTTGGTCGAATCGTCTCCTGGATATAGCGTGAACGAGAAATGATGTTGGGTCCAAACCCCGCCGTTCGTCGGGATGGTTCCAACATTGGTCCACGATCCGTCACCGCGATCCACTTCAACATCCCACGCCTGAGTGCCATTATTGTGTGCCCAGAAAATTACCTCATAAGGCTCATCTGTCGTCCAATCAACTCCCGCCTCAACAGCCCCAGCCGCATTGGTGAACTGGATTGAATTATGATCAACGTACCCGGTTATCGGGAACGTGCCGTTGTTGCCGCCAGTTGCATTAGCAATCGTGACGTTGAAATTACCATCACCGACGCCTGGACTGAACCAATAGTTGCCGGTGGCATTGAGCTGCATATTGGGAGCGGCTCCAGCAATTGCGCCCGCACTGGCTCGACGCATATCCCTGAGAATCGCCGACCTCACACCGTCAGCGGCATTATTGGAGACAACCTTGAGCGATTGAACGCCACTCTTCACAGTCGTCGTGTCTTTTGTGATCGTCGGCCCAGGCCCACCACTCGTAACTGCCGTCCAATCAGAGATACCAGAAGCCTCCATTGCTCCGTCAGGCACATGATTGCAATCTCGGTCGTAGGAACCGTCACCAACCTCGCCATCGCATTCCCAGATCCGGGAAAAGCCGGCCACGCGAAGAAAATGGTACATGAGCACATTGGCGCTACGTTGATTCCCAGTGTAACAACTAGCCTCTAGGTTGTTTATCAGAGCGTCACGTCCCCAGTGTTTTGTAGCCATGTTTCTTCTCCTACGAGACTGTCGGTTCTAGTGGTAGCGGATCGTCAGGGCCATTCCTCGGAACCAACAACCCGTTGGCGTAATGTATCCAATCTCCTGCCGAATCGAATATGCGCTTCAACTCAAACCCAGTCCAAGTCAAGCGTATGTGAGGCACACGACCACGAACAACAGCACCGACCGTAGCTGTGTTGGCCATGCACAAATATCCCTCGATCATCTGCGCATCAACATCCTCGTCAACACGACGTCCGAAACGATTGTGATAACAAGTAGACTCGGCGAGCCCATCGTACCGTCCATGGAAAGTCATATAATGGATGATCTCTGCTGGAGCGATAGCAGCATCCAATCCAACAAAATAATATGCGGTTGTGTACGAATAAATAAGCCAAGAAACACTATAAATTGCTGAAATTACATACGGAGCAGTATCCTCAGCATCAGCACCGACCAGCTTGCAAACATCGATGTGCATATAGTCTTTATCCTGATTCTGGCCATAAACCAAAACATCGCCGCCATCAATATAAGCATTGAGCCGAAAGCGATTGATATAGGTCTCTGCAAGTTGCTTCCCAGCAGCAGGAACCAGCGTCGAAATGCCAGACACCGAGAAAGTACCTGTGAAAGCTTCAGCAACTCCAGCCGCATTTGTGTATGTTATTTGACCAGCCGGGGACACTGCCGAGACTGGGAACGCACCGTCATTTGCCGGCGTCGTCGACCCAGCAATTGTCACGGTCGCCGCCGCCATGTGCTTGTTGAATTCGCCAGCCGCGATGTTCAATGTCATCGTCGGCGCAGCTCCACCAATCGTATCCCCACCAACACCAGAGCCGGCGTATGGTTTCCCCATCGGAGCGAGCCGAATCATGCAACTGTTCGTGTAGTTCACAACATCAAGTTTGACTTGAGCAACTGAACCGGGTGGACCATCGAGTAGCACCCACGCCGCGCTCGGCAGATAGTCTCCATCGAACTTCACAATACGCCCAGCGAGCTGGTTATCTGTTACCCAGCCATGCGGATTCCATCCATCGACGTCAACCTTGACATGGTTGGCATCGATGTACTCTGTGATGCGCCACAGGCTGTGATTCTGGTCGTCATCGAGCACCCCGCCTCTCAGGCCGATGCCGCATTCATCATCCACCATGGCCTGAGTGAACCGGCCCAACGGATCGTAAATCTCTCGCGGCTTTGTGGAATCGACTTGAAAGCCATTGGCTCCACCCAGTTCATTGACGAGGATGTTCAGAACATTGGTCCAGGCGGCGTCTCCGTCGTCGGAATTCACAGTGTATCCAGCAACGAGAAATATTTCCTTCATTACCATCGCCACATAGTGACCACCACGACTGTCAATCACATACGGTGTGTGCCAGTTTCGTATCCACTTAGCCATCTGTTACCTCCAAGGAAATGGCACGTCTGTGATAAATACCAACGCTTCACCGCTGTCAGGATAAAGCGTGATCGTAAAGTCATCATGATCGAACTCATCGAAAATCCAGTAAGCAATCTCAGTGGCAGTCGGCTCGTGAATATCACCATCCCAAGCCGTCTCGAAATCGGCAGAATAGTTGGTCCTCAAAGTGTCCATGTCTGCCTGGATTTCATCGATGAGGTCTTGGTCAACGACCGTCTTGGCCCCCTGATTGAGAAACCCCATTGTGTCAAACTCAGCTTTGAGATCGACAATCGCTGCACTGACATTACTGGTTACAGTCATGATTACCTCACGTCGAGCCCACCACTAAGGTAGGCCGAGTCTCCCACTGTCGATGAGTCCTGAATCACCACAACCTCATACATTCGAGCCGTATTCAGGATGTCATCGGTCCCCGGTGCAGCCGCCACCACGGAGAGCGCTTGATTGACCTCTCGAGGGCCACCCTGAGCTGTGGCAGTAAGCTCCGTCACGAGCCTTTGGACGCCTGGAGGCCCCGCCGCCGGCCCCATATCGTAGAGCCTCACGCGGGTTGTGCCCGTCGTTGTCCACACGTTGGTCACAGAGGCCCGGAAGTAAGCCGTGAGGGTTGAGACCAGAGAACCGTCTAGCGTCCCGTTACCCATGGTCTCCTCGACGGGAACAGCAGGCTGGGTGTATTGATACGGTCCCCCGATGTCGACATACGAACCAGCGCTTGCCCCTCCCCCGCCACCTGGGAGGTTTCCGATCTGAACCGATTTCTTCGCGTTTCCAGCAACACTGTCCTCGATGATGATCAGATCCGCTGCAATGGGAGCGGCCTTCGGAGCAATCAGCGCAATCTCACCACCGACGTTGTCGTGAATGGCATTGGGGTCGAGACCAGTCGGCAATGTTCCGATGGTAATTCGTTTCTTGGCATTCGCCGCCGCTACATCCTCGATCACCAAAAGGTCAGAGGTTGTCGGAGCCCCCTTCAGGGCAATTGCCAGAATCTCCCCCGCTGTATCGTCATGGATGGCAGTAGAGTCAGCACCATCACCCACAGTCGGGTTAGGATAGTTCCCTCCGAGATCGCCAGTCGCCGCTCCAGTAGGTGCCCTCGAGTCAGACAGCCTAGAGTCGTTTCCCTCACAAAATGTACTAACGGCAGCACCAAAATCGGCTATTGAGTGCTGATGATCAGATCGAGACAGGGTGGAGTACGATCCTTCAGCAGCAGCATCTCCGGGCGTAACTGCCCCAGCGATAGCCGTAGTCACGTCGTGTTTATGATCTGCCCGAGCCGTGTCTGCACTAGCCCCCGCAGCCGCAGCAGCTTTTGTGACGTCAGCGGGGGCAGCAGGAGCAGCCAACGAGTGAGCGTGGTCAGAACGTGCCAGCGATGTTGCAGAACCTTCCGCTGCTACGTCTCCAATGGCCACCGCTCCCGCTGTAGCGGTCGTCACATCATGCTTATGGTCCGCCCGTGCTGGGTCAGCACTCGCACCAGCCACCGCCGCCGCCTTAGTCACGTCTGCTGGAGCCGCTGGAGCCGCAAGGGAGTGAGCATGATCGGATCGAGCTAGTGAAGTCGCCGATCCCTCAGCCGCTGCGTCACCAATGGCCACTGCACCTGCTGTAGCCGTGGTCGCGTCGTGCTTGTGATCATCCCTGGCGGCAGTAGTCCCAACCCCGACAACAGCAGCAGCCTTCGTGACGTTCACTGGAGGGATAGCGGCGAGAGGTGCACCACTCGGAAGATTGCCTACCTGAACCGATTTCTTAACATTCCCGACAGCACTGTCTTCGATAATCAGAAGGTCCGCTGCAATGGGAGCGGCTTTTGGCGCTATCGCAGAAATCTCTGCCGACGCATTGACATGAACAGCATTCGGATCTGTCGCCGCCCCTCCAGGACCAACCCAAGCCGATCCGTCCCACCACCGAAGCTCCGTGGCAGTTGAGTTGCGATAAACCCAACCTTCTTCAGCGATCCAACTGTTGGCCGCGAGATAGGCGTTCACCGCCGCATCATCGACGTGATCCCCCAAAAAGTGGTTCAGTTTTGCAGCCATTTGCTACTCCATCACCGGACGAGCTTCGGTAGTCACGTAGACAGACTGCACGTCCGTGTCACCGGCGTCGACCAGCTCAATATCTGTTGCAGTCAGCAGTCGACTCACAGCCCCTAGCACGTCAGCATCATCTGAAGGATCATATGAGTCGTTCTTTGAGAGAATTCGTTTGGCAAACTGTGGCGACCATTGCCGAAACCCGAACAACTCCATGATGTGATCGTCAAGCTCTTGGTCTGTTCTCTTCGCCATCATCTACTCCTAGAACGCCACCAGCGGATCGAACGAATTGAATCGCTGACCAGGTGCTACGCTGTCCAAGAAATTCCCAACATCCGGGTCGCTGTTGAACCGACAGTGCGTAGCTCGGTAAAGAATCGGCGGCAGCGGCGAACCGTCATCACCCATCGGATTGTTGCCCGCCAAGCTCCCGTGCAGGATTGTGGAGAACGCCATCCGAAGATCACCGAATCCAGCCAATGTGTGCCAATAAATCGCCGGGTTTCCAGATTGTCCCTGGAAGTAGCTATCTCCAGTTATCAGAAGCTTCGGCTGCGTCCCTACAGGATTGCATGAGAACTGCACCGCATTCAGGTCAGTGGTGTTACCACGCGCCTTGACATGATCAGTCTCGACTACGAGGGCTCCGGTTTCAGTCCCAACCGCGAGCTTGAGGGCACCATCTAGTATGAGCTGTCGCAACAGGATCTCAGTGCTGATGCCAGTCCCAGGCACCGCAGCCGAAATCGATTCTCCAAGGGTCAGCTTCAAAAACTCCCACAGCTCGCCGGTACCACGACCAGTGCTGATTTGTATCGTTGTTGTTGGAACGGCGTGAGTCAGAGTGTGGCCATGACCATCAACGATGATTTTGTCATGGGCTCCTCCAACATCAATCCCTGTGGTGACATCATCTTGGTGTAGGTGAGCCGTGATCACTCCACGACCTGCCCAGTTGGCAAGAAGCATCTCGTCGAAGAGGGTGTACTGGTCGACGCCCCCACCAACATGGACCTCGCCCTGTGGACTCCCGATCCAAACGGAACCGTCGGACCCCATCTCAAGATTACAATTGATACACTTCACATCCATTGGGGCATTGGCCCAGAGGTCTCGGATGGAGGAAAGTCCGTTGGTCTTGGTGGTGCAATTCTGAATTACAGCAGACGCTTCAACCGCTCTGAAATTGAAGGGCCAGTCATAGACACTAGCTGTCGAGCAATCAACCTCGGTGTCGTAGGCTTCAAAGTGATGATATCCCCAGCTCGATATATTGCCCACAACCAGGCAATCCTTGAGCTTGAAGCGTGCCGCTGACGTTGCGCCTTCGATGTACGGGTACCCGCCAAGCTTGCTGTCATACAACTCCACAATGGAGTCATCGTACATATTGATAGAACCCTGGTCGGGATCAGGATTCAGAATCTCACATTCATATGCCCGGAACACCGACTCATTGAGAGCCGCAGACTTTTCGATACGCGCTACGTTGCCGCTGTTGCCTTCGCCATAGAGGTGACAGTTATGGTATTCCAAATTCGATCCAGCACACCACGTTAGGTAGAAAGTGCTGGTCTGGTGCATGGTCATATTCCAGATGCCAGACGTGACATCCGTGGCGAGCACAACGCTACCGCTGCCATATTCCGCGATGCACGCCTCTTTATTTTCCCCGATGACGTAGCAGTAGTCCCGCAGTCGGAAACTCTCGGCATAGATCCCAGGCATTACTTTTATGCCGATACGATTTGTCGGTGTAGGAACCAATGCCAACGCCGCTGTCAATGCAGCATTTATGCTGTTGTACGGGTACTGTATGGTCCCATCAGCCACATATGCGCCGCCAGTTTTGTCAACAAACAAGGTCTGCTGGATACTTGGAAAAGACGGAGCCCCGCCACCGCCGCCAGTCGAAGCCCAAACAGCCCCGCCAAACGCCGCATTAGTACACACATAGAGAGTCGAATCAGACAATGAGAAACAGACATGGCCGACTCTCAGATCAGTGCTCTGTGTCGGCGACCCCCCTACGTTTGGGAGTGCAGCAGGAGTCGCCGCATCATCCCATCGGCTATGATGTTGACTGGTTGTGGGCCACATGCGCTACTCCTCTGACCTACAGGTCCATTGCACTAGGGTCTGTCTCTTCTTTCCCTGAGACAGCCCATTGCCTTGAGACGTGGTCTCGCTGACCGAGCTTACCGTCCATCGCTCCCACTCATCCGGATCAACTGGGTCATCAGATGGATTTCCAGCCCCATTCTTAGGTGCCCAAATTCTCTTGCCGACCCTAGCAAACATATCGGACACCCAAACCGTACGAGATTGTTCTCCATCACGCTCGATGGTGCATTCTCGATAGAGTTTATATTCTCGCAACCCATGCCCAGGCATCTCTTCTCCTACGGAATGTTGTGCTGGAATTCGTTGTTAGAGCCAATGTCCGACGGAGCATTTCCGTTGAACTGATTGGCTATCGCCAGATTGTAGTCACTGGACGAATCGAAGCGAATGAAGCCATTGCCTGTCCATTTTCCATCGCCTCTGCATCCCTTGATGACACTACGGTCGGAGAAGAACGTGTATATCGCAGCCTGACAAACAGCAGCACCAGTGACCTGGAAGCTTAGATCAGTGAATGAAATATAATGAGAATTTGCCCCTGCTTGGAGCCCACGAGCAGTTGGCCATGTGCCGTCCTGAATAAACCGACCACCTATGATGTTGCTCCACGCCGAAGCCTCGATGATCAAACCCTCGTGCTTGAAACCATCAAAGAGCATATCGTGGAACTCGCACGGAGAATCACTGATCGCTCCACCAGTATCCCCACCAAACACATGGATTCCTCTGAGGTCGGCCCATCCCACACCACTGATAAAGAATCCATACATGATCGACGAAGGTATCTCTTGGTAGAATTTTGGCACGTCTAGGAACTTGCAATCGACCATTCGGAAATCGGCAAAAGGACCATCGACGTAAAGCCCCATCTCCACCTTGTTGAAAGATGCAGCCGTAACAGTCCAATCGAACTCTACATCTACTCGCCGCAACTCGCAGTCTGTAGAGTCAACCTCGACCAGACCATACCCAGCAGTCTGGAGCCCTACCGGCTCTGGAGACAACACCCGCAGATCTTCAAGTGCCGCCCCATCACCCCCAAGCAACAGCGCTCGCCCATCACCAGCAGCCGTTCTTGTCTGGATGGTGACATGCTTTCTCCCAGCCCCACGCACGCGCACGCCAGCAGGAATGATTATCCTCGCCACTGGCGAACCAACCTGGCCAAAGTCATAAGTTCCGGGCTTGATGTACACGTCATTGCCAGGCCCTGACGCCAAGATTGCCGCCGCGAGCCCTGCACAATCACCAATGTCAAGAAAGTCGCAATCAGCTCCAGTGTCGCCATTGGGGCCATTGCCAACAAGAATTCTCGGAGCTGCCCTAACAGAAGCACCACCACCAGGAGGCAACGCCCATGTTCCATCAGCTCGAAGGTAATTGACTGCTCCTCCACCTAATTTCGGGAGAAGACCATGACGCAAAATCGTGGAATCAAGGTCTGTGTTGTCATCCGGTGTTGCGAGATCATCGAGCTTGACGGCGTCACCGCCACCACTTTCATGCGTTAGATGGTGCCCGAGAGGTGTCTGTGGATCAGCAAGAAGTCCTGACAAATCCGTCACTGAAATCTCGTCTGTTCCACCATCCTGATGAGACGCGGAATGTGTCGGAACTGGGAGGTTCCCGACCTGCACCGACTTCTTGATATTCCCTACTGCACTGTCTTCAATGACGATCAAGTCAGCAGCAATAGGAGCCGCCTTCGGAGCAATCCCAGCAATCTCAGCCGCAACGTTGTCATGAATGGCAGCAGGATCAACACCCGTCGGAAGAGTCCCAACTGTAATCCGCTTTTTATTGTTGGCATCGGCAGCATCTTCGATCACTAAAAGATCAGACGTGGTCGGAGCCACCTTCGGGGCTATCCCAGCAATCTCAGCGGGAACATTGTCATGAATGGCATTCGGATCAGCTCCGCCACCACCCGGCACAGGAGCCAATCCAGCCGAGCTGTCTCCGTCACCTAAACTGATGCCGGTGCGAAAATAGATGACGCTACCAATACGAACAGCCAAAGCCATCGCATTGTCAGTTGATGGGAGCTGGCTCGCTTTCACCAGAGATGCAGTGATGTTCTCCAGTGGTTGCCTGGTCAGGACAACGTAGACCATCTCGCCATCGGCCCAGCCAGCAATGGAACTGGCCTCAACCTGAAGCAGGTGCGCTCCAATAGGCGAATAAACATTGATGGTGCCAGTCCAATCCAGGGTCGACGTACCAAGCGTCCACGTCAGTGTCCCACCACCAGTCCAGATGATGCTCCTGTCCTCGCGCATTGCGAAGCCCGAAGCATCATTCGCCCTGATAAAGTCCTCGAACTTATCAAACCAGGGGTCGTCCTCCCTCGTCGGGTAGGGCCAGCGCATCCTGGGGGAGTTTAGACTCATTTCTCGCTCCTTCGGAGATACGTCTGAGCCCTCGCACTCTCCTCATGCTGACTCCCTCGGTACGCACTCTCTCCGCGCAACAGAGCCGCCAGCCAGCCGCCTGTGGCCATGAGCTGGTAGCCGAAGGCCCAGAGACCTACCCCCAGCGCAACAGCCGCCATGGGGTGTCCCAGGGCCAGCAAAACGATGAACGCCACCAGGCCGCTGATAAAACTCGCTACCATCGCCGCCTCATGTTGTTCGACGTGATAGTGCTCATGCTCCTGGGTGCCAGTCCATGGATTGGCCGGATCGTCATCAAATCGTCCTCTTGGCCCGTAGAAGATACCATGACCTAAAGTGGTCCCCCCCCAAGCTCTTGGCGGGTTGGTATCACGATCATGTAAATACCAGCCAACCGGGAATTTCCCCTTCCTGACCGGAAGTGAGCCTTCCTTTATTTGGCATGTCAGACATGGTCCGCCACCCTCATCCTTCGCATAAGGAGGTGTCTCCCATCTCAATCCCTTGCCCCAGAAGAGCCGGATGAGCAACACGGCAAGGTAGGCCAGCAAGTCCCATGGAAGACAAATTCCGTAGAGTATGATGTGTCGTTTTACCTTCATTGGTTTGCTGTCTCCGCAACTATCGTCACCAACCCCTTCGTAATGATGAGGTTCTGGGTGATGATGAGATTACCAGTCGCATCCAAATAAGCTATCGGCCCGGTGATCTGGAGCTTCGCATATGAAACCCCCTCAATGCCGCCTAACCCAGTCAACGGATCTGGCGCCACCGACATGACCTCATTCAGATAGAGGTTCAGTCCAAAGGGACGCTCTCTCAGAATGTCATCCAAGGCCTTCAGCACATTCGAGAGCACCGTGGCCTTCACGTAGCCACTCTTCACTCCAATGGCCCCGGCGATGGTTGCTCCGACAAGCCATGGAGCACCAGAGACAACCTCTGGCACCTGAGTCACTTCTTTCTTCCCATCAAGATAGACCTGGAGGGCATTGATGAGAGCAGCGCTCGGAGCCACATAGAAGCCATCCACATCCCTTGTCAGGATTGGTACCTGGATGAGGTTGGACTTACAGTCACTCGCCAAGAAAGAGTCTACGTGATCATAAATGAGAATGAGAATGTCTTCGATGGCATCCTCGAACCCAATCAATACAGCATCATCGATGTTCGCTATCTCGGTCTCAATGATGACGGCGTTGTTCCCGATGGTCGTCAAGTCTGTCAAAAGCTGCACCTGAGCAACCTGTCCGTCATCCACCTCAGAATCAATGGTGTCGAGATCCCCGATGGTACTGTTGATGGCACTCTTGGCTTGCCCTGTTTCTGAATCAGCCGATGTGAAATAGCCCATCAATTCTGAATAAGAAGCAGGGGTAAGATCGTCCACAGCCCCAGTATTCCCAATAACAGTGACCTTAGCCCGAGCCGCAGCCACGTTCGATTCAGCCTGAATGACATCAGCATGTCCAGCATTGGCACTCGCCCGACCAGCAATGGCAGCCGTGTCAATGTTGGCCAGCGCTGTCGAAATGTCACCCGACTCTGATACCGCACTCACCTGGGCAGATTGCAGGGCGTTCACCGCCGCCTGCGCCGTCGCCGTATAGCCCGTAACCGTGGTCGCCAAAGCATTCGTAATGATCCTGATGTCGTTCAGGAAGTCCTGAAGCGCCAAATCGTCACCAGCACCAAGAGCCACGAATGCTTGTGCCACCGCCACAGCTCCAGCCGTCGGGTCAGAGAATTGCTGCGAGAGTCCGATATAGTCGTCTCGGGTGACCGCTGCATTGCGAGCGTAGAAGTAGAGCGGAGCATTGCGTCGAGCTTCCTCGATGCTTTCTCGGTACTCGCCACCCGACGAAGGCAATGGATTCGTAATGGTCAGCAGGATAGCCTGGAAGGCCACCACAAGTGGAGAATTCACCTCTGTAATGGTATCCCTAAGTACGAGCCCCCCACGACCAGATGTTGAGATGTAGCTGCACCTGATCTCTGCCCCGGTCGGAGGAATGTTCCCAGCCACGGTGTCTCCAAATTGGAGAAGTGGCGGTTCAGTGTTGTAGTCCACCTCATACTGGTTGGTAGCATCGAAACTGATGAAGGGGCTCTCGGCCCACGGCGCACTGTCCACCAGCGCAGATATCGAATCATCAGCTACATACCTATCGGCCCCTGGGCTGAGCCTGAACGCCTGGTTCTTGGTGCCATCTGAGGCAAAAACTTCCTCACGGGTGAACCCCTCAGTGCAGGCCAAGGTTCTCGATGGCGACAACGGCCCCTCTCCCGCCGGGAAAGTGATGGTCTCGACAGCCTCAAACGTCGTGTTGTTTGGCCCCTTGAATTTGAAGCCAATAGGAATTGGTACATCAAAACCATAAACTTGAGTGAGATTGATTTCCAGGTCGACCGATGCACTGACCGCAGCCCGCATCTTATAGCCGACCTGCTTAGCCAGGCGATTGATGGCTCTACGGGTCCTGGCTGTCTCGATGTAGCTCTCTGTGGCCTGTCGATCTAAGTAGAAGCTCAGGGTCTCACAGGCCCAACCCACCATATCGATGAGCATGACCCCAGTGCCACTGGCCACGAAATCATTGAACTCTGTGACGAAGAGGAGCTGGATGCGTGCAATGAGGTCATCGACGAAGGTAAAAAAGTCCTTACCAGCAAACCGGACTCTATTGATCTGCGCTTGAGGACTCTCAATCTGTATTGGCTCAACCATTATCCATTATTCCCTGGCGCCGCATACGTCACAGCCGTCTGGCGCACCTCTCGGTTGAACGACCAAACAAGAGTCACAACCATGTTCTTCGCCCCATCAATTCGAAGCTGCTCATGCACCCCAACCGATAGCACCGTAGCTCTCGGTTCTCCAGCAGCCAATGCTGACCTGACCTCGTGGTCCACCCTCGCATTGAGCAAAGCTCCAGTGTTCTCAAAGATGAAATCCCAAATAGCAGCTCCTGTTCCTGGCCGCATCGGTCGCTCACCCCTGCGCGTCTGGAGGATTCGGATGATATTGTCCTCCACGACGTCCGCATCAGTCCTCTGCATTGGGAACGATGTCGTTCCTTTTTGAAACGGAAATGCGATACCAACTATAGCCACGACTTCATCCTACATCACACCAGCGTTGCTGTGGAGAGCGGTGGTGGTGCGAATGCCACAATGACCGTTCTCGTTGCCGTATCGAGCGCAGTCGCAATGTCTTGCGCCGGTTGCACTGCATTATTATACTGATTGCTCAAAATTCCAATGAGTTGCGACACCAGAATTAGCTTCCCCGGAAACCCAGACACCGCACCAGTGGCAGGTAAAAGAGTAAATGGGACAGGTGGCAAAAACCAGAATGTTTCCACAGCACTTGCCAGAGCATTGGCAAACTGGACACTCGTACTGTTCGGATTGTTGAAAACCGGGAGAATCTTGGACAGAAACATGGTCATCTCTGTCCCGGTGAATACGGGCAGGAGCACTCCAGCCATCGCCGTAAGGGCATAGGTCTGATAGGCAGAGGCGAACTCAGTGGCCTTCACCGCCGCATTGTCACCCGGTTGGCTGAATATCGAAATCAGCCTCCCAGCCAGGATTGGTTGCAGAAGCGCCAAGCACCTTCTCCTTCGCCAGAGCGAAAGTCAATTTCGCTCTCACCTCAGATCCACCGTATCGGACAGCATAGTCTGAAGCTTCCCCTTCACCACATCGAACTGCGCAAAATTGATAGCGGTCTCCGATGGCCCAACGGGCGTCGGAACTGTCATCGCCTTGATCGCATCAATGAGATCCTCCATCAGCCCCTTCAGCTTCTCGCCAAGTACCCCTGGCTGAAGAGGTTGCTGGTTCTCAGCCCCATCTCCAACATGAATCTTCGAGCCCGACTTATTGACGATGAAGACATTACCATCGTTGTCCATCTCCAAGCGAGTCGAGCCATCCATGTGTTGAATCTTGATGACCTGACCACCCTCTTGCTCATCAAGAATAATCTGGTGTCCGCCAGGAGTGATCCACCAATGGGTCTCCGTCTTGTTTAGCTCTGCCGGAATAGCACCATCTGGCCACCACCCTCCAAGCCAAAGCACAGCATCAGCCCTGCCCATCTCGAAGGCAACATACACATTGCTCCCGTTTGGCGGGATATTCTTGAAACCAAAACCATTTCCAGCAGCCGAAGAAACAGGCCAAGCCACCCTTTTCACAGTCTCAGCATCACCAATGGCCGGGACGTAAACTGTCAGACGCCCAAAGGGATCAGGCATTCCGTCTGTATTCGGGTCCTCGTTACTCACAACCCTGGCTCTATAAATGCCATAATACAAATGAAAATACTCAAGCCCATAAAGAAGAATACGGTCAAAAAAATATCGAAACCCAGTCCCCATCAGGTCGACCGACCGTGGTGCCGTTCTACGCGGCGCTGCTGGCCTCGAAAACATCAAACATCACCCTCCACAGGCTCCACAACCATATCACCACCACCTTGAGCATCCTCCTCAATGCCAGACTGATCAGGGGGAGGCTGGTCGCTCACATCCGGAACTATAGCCCTCCGCAGTAATTCAGAAATGTGGTCAGTATCCACAGAGCCCCGACGCAAAAGAGTCATAGTCGTCGTCCAGCCGCCATCTGCAACGGCATGGCTCATACTGTTGATCTCGTAATTACCACTAAAAACCCCAAGATTCTCCAGCCGGATACGTTCGCCAGGAAATGCCAATGGATTTCCAATAATCGAGACAGTCGCACTCATTCCTCCGCCCCGTGCAGACTCCTCCCTATTTCCCTGCTGAACAACTTCTTCTGGTGACCGCTCAATGGACGCCGCCGATGCAGGGATCATTCTGTCACCCCCATCCTCTGGCTCCGCAGCGACAGACACATTTACGTCCCCAACCATTCCAGCTCCGGGACCTGGTGTCCCTGTGGTCCCAGGAGTAATCTCCTCCGAAGTCTGTTCTATGGTGGCATCAACAGGATCTTGTTCTCCAGTCAGAGGGCTCAAATCATTGGATGTAACTCGGTTGGTCCCAGCACCCAACCACATCCCCTCAGCCTCTGTCTCGAAACTCAAAAGCGGAAATCGCCCATTGGGAGACATAAAATCGATCTGCCCCCTGGCCACGACGGTATACACCGGGTCCTCCGATGAAGCCTCAGAATCACGCCTGACGACAACATGCAGAGGGCCTTCTTCGTCATTCACCGGCCTGACAACAGCGAAGCATCCAACCTGACGACAAAGAGATGTAAATTCTCGCCAGTCCGTCTTGTTCGTCTGGCTGATGTTTCCTCGCTCGCTATACAATGGATCGACAGGCGCAATCACAACAGGCCCACCAGCTTCCGCAATGGTAGCTATTCTTACCGCTACTGCTGGGATTCTCCTCTCTGGCAGGTCGATGGTCCATAGATTCTGCTTCAAATTCGCAAGCTCCTGCAACACATCTGCAACGCTCTTATTCTGCCACTGACGATTCGTCTGACCCCTCATCCCGGCAAAGGTGCCACCCTGACCATTGATCGTCGCCGTAAGCCCGTCATCTGGATTGATGGCGACAGATGGCTTGACAGCCATTGTCGAAATTACCGGAAGAAAAAGTCCAATACGTGGATATCCAACCTTGACTTCGAGCACATTCCCAATGATGAATAAATCGCTCTCAAGAAGCGCCAATCCAAGCTCATAAGTAGCAGATATTTCCACGGTACATGTGCAGACGTAACTTCTCTGCATCTCGATATTCACAGCCGTCACGATTGGCAAGTCTTGAAGTACCAATGCAGAATCGAGAAAAATAGACTCCGCACCAGGCCTGTCCGATGCGCGAGCCCCATCCATCCAAAGTGGGAATTCTGCCCCACGCGCCGTCACGAGCTTCACCGAAATCATAAAGCCAGATGGGTCAATTACAGGCACCTACCTCCCTTCCTTCCTCTTCGCCGCCTGCTTCAAGATGCTACCGAATACCCGATTATTCGATGGGATGCGAATGGTCGAAAATGGCTTGAGATCGTTCGGAAGTAGATTCAGATTATTGAGAATTGCGATGACCCACCACAGCTCCGCGTTACCGTAAAACATATCGGCAAGCAGGTCGATACGATCCTCCTGCTGCACTTGGTAAATTGTGTCATCACGAGCTTCCTCGATGATTGGGTTTTCGGGCATCTCCCAATGTTCCACATCGTCAATAACCAGTAACCTGGAAAATTTTTGCCGTGATGTCCCTCTAATTCTAACAGCCATGGCCTACCCCTCGAGGTCCGGCAACTGATGCGGAATCGTTCTGGGTTGAGTCGTCTGAGCATTCGGCGAAACACCATCCACGACGACATGGTTGGGGTTGTTGCTACTAGACCCAGGACCACTAGCCATGGCTTCAGCCAGCCCACTCGCGATATCCGCCGCTGATGGCCCTGATCTTTGAGCTGCACGCCTCGCACCACCACCACGCCTCGCAGCAGCCGCAGCTTCAGTAGCTCTCCTCTCGTCTGTCTCCGCCCTGGCAGCAGTAAGAGCCACACGCTCCTCCTCAGTAGCAGCCGCCGCTATCTCCCGGTCAGTTATGCGCCCAGCCCTGGCTTGCTGCCTTCGTGCATCTGCGTCCTCACGCTCTTGCTGCGCCTCACGAGTCCTTTGTTCGGCGGCACGCTCATCAGCAATCGCAGCAGCCGCAACAATCGCAGCCCTCTGTTCCGACTCCTGTCGTCGCTGAGTTTGTATGTTTGCGCCAGCATCATTTAGTGCAGCCTGGGCAGCCAATCTTCTTTCCTCTAATGCGTCTACTTCCGCATTCCTGGTATCTATTTCTCCCTGACGCCTCGCATTCTCTGCGTTGATCTGACGCTGAAGCACAGCACGTTCGCCAGTTTCTTGGTTTGTGATTCCTGAGATCCGCCCCTCAATGGCAGCAATTGGATCATCAAGCGCACTGGCGATAGTTCCAGCAAATGGGATTCCGGAATCAGCAACGAGACTGCGAAACCCTTGCATAATCGTCAGGAACATCCCCAAAATCTCTTCTTTTACTCCGATAAAAGCCAAGCGAATCATATCCACCATGCCTACGATTGTCCCAGTAAGCCTAATGAATGGGATGGTCAAGAATCGCTGGATCTTGGCCCCAATCTCCTGGAATCCAGTGGATAAAACATTCTTCACCAAATCCCAGCTAGTCCGCAGAATTTCAAAGGAAACCGCAGCCTGCTCGATCTTGCTTGTGATATGCGTAGCCAGGAAATCGAATGCAAAGCGACCAGCGTCCATAATGTCGGTAACAACCGCCGAGAAAAATACTCTCAGCGTGTTGAAAACAGGACGAGTAACATTCTCCCACCACCAGGTCACATGCTCTCCAAGAGCATTGAAAACCCACCTGCCAGCAGCCTCTATAATATCCATCACAAAGGTGAAGAAGCCCCGCAGCTCCCTAAGCACCGGCATCGTGACGCTGTCCCACCACCACGTCACAGCATCACCGATGATTTTGAAGCCCTCCTCGACCAATGGGAAGACATGCTCGACAGCGCCGTCCCACACACTCACCCACATATCAATAATGGGACTCGCCACATTCTCCCACCAGAATGTTATGGCGTCCCCGATGACGGAGAAGCCTTCTTGGATGTGACCAAAAACCGTCTCGATTGTCGGCCACGCCGAACGCCAGAAATCCACTAATCCACGAAGACGGTCAGCCCATATCTCGACAGCAGAAACAACCAACGGAATTGCGTTCTCGGCCAGCCAAATGATGGCTGGAGCTACGTTGTTCCTGATGAAGTCCCCAGCCATCTCAGCGAAGCCACGGACGCCACCCTCAGCATTGTCGAAGGCCCCAGCAATATCATCGACCTTGTTGCCCATGTCATCGAAGACCTCGGTCACCGGAGAGACTGCGCCCCAGATGTCATTAAAGAGAGGCTGAAGCGTGTCCGACCAAAGCTGGCCAAAGATGGCCATGATCTCTCCGCCAGCCTCTTGCAAGGCATCCCAGACTGGACCCACCACCGTTGTATAAGCTGAGGCAACCTCGGTGAAGATGCTACCAATGGCCTCCATGACGCCGCCCATGCCGGTCATGATGGCGTCCCCGGCGCCCTCACCAAAGATGGTATTCCAGGCCATCCGTCCGAAACCGCCTCCGCTTATAGCCATCAGCGACTCCAGGATAGCTCGACCGATCTCACCTCCGTCGATGGCCTCCTGGATGTTGGCGATGTTCAATCCCTCGAAGAGGAAGTCAAAGATGCTCTCGACGATGTTCTCAGTCCCGGTGAGACGCCCGACGAGACTCGGAATGCCCATGAGCAGACCATCCACCACGCTCTCGAAAAGCTCCCTGAGCCCCGTGATGATGCCACCCGTCTGGAAACCCTGGATAATCTGCGGGAGGTCCATCAATACGCCAATAATAGCCCCGACATAAGGGATTCGACGCAAAGCGGTGCCTGCGCCACCCATGATTCCACGGCCACCAGTCATGATGTCGCCGAAGCCACCAAAGAGCCTGCCAAAAGCTGAAACGATGTTTTTCCGAAGAGGAGTAAGCATCCCGATGCCGAGGACACTACCAACCATGGCCCCCAATGCCTGAGCACCCCTCGTTACCTGGGCAGCGATATTGGGCGGGTTAGTGATCCACTCGATGATCCGATCCCACATCCCGACAGCAAGCCCACCAACCATATAAGCAGCCGACTCGAACATACTTTTAAAAGCGTCTGCAATCTTACCGGCTGTGTTGGGAGCTTCTTCTTCCGACGCGCTTCCGATCCTATCGAAGAAAGCGATGACCCCACTCACCACCCTATCTCCCATGTCCTGCCAGTCAATTCTATCGACCCAGTTCTGGAATTTGACTGACAGATCATCAATAGAGTCCCCCAGGCCCCTCCACATCTCCCCCAGTTTGTCCCAGTTGCGATAGAGCAAATAGCCAGCTCCAGCCACCAGAGCAATCGGGCCAAGAACACCAAGGAAAGTCGTGCCTAGAATACGTGTAACACCAGCAAGTCTTCCGCCAGCCTGGAATAGGCCAGAGAAGCTCTTGGTGAGCCCCGTGTCCCCCATGACTCGCATCACCGGACCAGCGGCCTCAGCCGTGTCACCCAGCCCCTCGCCAAGAGCACCAAGGCCAGGAATAAGGCCCTGGACAAGGCCAAAGGTTCGCACGCGCAGGAAGCCCCTTGTGAGAGCACCCAGAGGCCCGGACCTTCCGGCAAAGTCCTCGATGCGATCACCTACGCGCTTATACGCATCAGCCTGTCTCTGCACAAAACCAGTGTCAGTGGCTCGGCCAATGGAATTGAGCCGCGTCGTATAGGAGTCTCTCATCCGTTCAAGCTGATCGGAGAATGTCAGAGTGCTTGTCAGAGCCGCCCGACCAGCTCGATCAAATGCCCCCTCCACGTTCTCCAGTGGCTCTTGCACACGAGCAATAGCATCACCACCCTGAGAAGCATCACGCGCTACCTGTAGAAGCTCCGGGCTGATCTCACCCAAGGTTCTTACAAGCCGCTGACCCATAACAGTCGACTCACCAACCTCTCTCATTGCAATGCCCATGTTCGCCGCGAACGTGAGCGGGTCTTCTAAGATGCTCTCGATGGAACCGCCGATGTCGCTAGTCGCAATTCCAAGCTGAGTCGCCATATCCGGCAGCGCCGAGCCAACACCCGTGATCAGGTCCGTCAATGCCCCACGAGACTCCGCAAGGGCACTGAAGGTCGCCTGCGCCGCAGTAAAGGCCCTGGATGGGTCCATGCCCAAATTGGACATGGCGTTACCAAGTCCAACGATAGACATCGACACCCCTTCGACATCCTCTGCTATCACCGGGAATCTCGCAGCCGCAGCCCTGATAGTGTCCATAATGCCAGGGAACGCCTGGGCAGACGCAGCAGTTGTGCCGAACTCGTCACCAAGAGCCATAACCTGATTGAGAATAGACCCAGCCCCTTCAGCTCCAAGCTCATAGGTCGTCGCTAATTCGGCCATGGCAGCACCCATGGACTCAGCATTGATAGTCCCAGCCTGAATGTGCCCAGCGAGACCCCGGGTGCTCACCCCAAGGTCTTCGATGTCGATACCAACTCGAGACAAAGGAGCCATGAAGTTGAACAACTCGTCTCCGCTCACCCCATAGGCATAGGCAAGTGACGACACCTCCCCACGATGGGCTCGAAGAGCACCACCCATGGAGCCAAGACGAGCTTCCGCCAGCCTAGCTGTCTGATTGAATTGTGCCGAGTGCTGCTCGAGCGAAGTGGCTTGTGCCCCGACGCCAGTGCCAGCCCTATCAGCAATGCTGTCTAAGGTGGATGAGATATTGGCGAGGTTGACCGAGGCGATGCCTTCGAGGGCTCGCTTGAGCATTCCTACTCCGCGACCACCACGTTCCCCGGCATCCTCTGCCGCATCGGCTGTACGATCTGCGCTCTCAGCTACGTTATCAAAGGTCTCGGAGGCTCCATCGTCCTTAGCTCCTACCAGGAACCCGACGCCAACCAGTCGCCCTTGACTGCCACCAGCCATTTACCTTCGCCCTCTCCTTCCCGCCGCCGCCTCGGCTGACCGTCTTCGTGCGGCCTTGACCTCCTCGAAATAGTCCTTCTCCTGACAGAGCCTCTTGCGGCGACCAATTGGCATTGACATAATGTCATTATAGCCCTGCCGCATGAATTCCATCAGGTAGAAGATCTCGTCTTCGAGCGCATCGAGGTGGTCTGCGGGAAGAAAAAACCCTCTTGCCCCAAGTCCAGCGTAACAGTCCACTCAGCACCGCATCGCTCGTTCTTACACTCGCACTCGATGTCGGTATCCACTCCAGGCTCATGCTCCAGGAAAGCCGCTCGAAGCGTCTCTCGGTCCACAGACTTGGCTGCCTTTGCCCATTTGATAACCTGCTGCGCCCTTTTCGAGAGCTTAGCCTTGCGCTTATCCGGTGTCAGCACGTCTGTAACTGACAAGTCGATGGCCTCGCCATTGATCGACACGATGCGTGCGATGATGGCATGGGTCAAAAAGTCCGACGCCATCTCCTTGTTTCGCGCCAGCACATCAAGGGCATGATCCCACTCGCCCGGGAGAATACGCCACTGAGCCTTCGACTTCGAGTAAGGAAGCTCAACCTCGTGAAGCTGCTTCGACGGGTCATCCGGCTCGTAGAGATCCAGAGACATCAGGTTTGACGTGAAAGGGCTCTCACGCTTGCATCTCGGGCATCGAGCATTGAATTTATACAGATCCTTCTCAGTGAGCCAGTGCGAGGTCACCCGCATAGCGATGAGAAGGTGCTGCCTGGTTCCCAACGGCATCTCTGAGACGGCCCTGGCGATGTCTCCCCTGTCCGTGATACCACCAATTCGCTTGACCACCCTGGAGAGAATAGAGTTGAGCCGCAGGACAATAGGAATCTTCCGGTTGCCCATGAGGTCTTCTTCGTGACCACCCATGGCCTCAATCTCAACCTCTTTGTGAAGAACCCCGTCCCTGTCGAGATACCCGCCGACCAAGCTGAAAACACCGGATTCTGGCTGGGCATCGGTCAGGGTTTCATACTCAGGTGCTTCGTTCACCTGGATGATGCCACCACCCTCAGTCTTCCCCTTCTCAGCCGCAGCTCGAAGCCGCTCCAACTGAGGCGACGGCGTACCTGTCTCTGGGCCACCACCAGCTCCGATGGCCTTGCTGACTTCCTCTGATGTTGGTGGCCTTGGATCAACCTGTGGATCGTTACCGCTCAAATTCACCAGCTCGGCCAAATCTTTTGCGGTTCCTTTTTGAATTGTGGGCTTTGTATCGCCCTTGCTTACGTCTGCCATTCTCCTGCTCCTACTCCTCGGGACGCCCCGGTTTAGGGTGCCCTCACCTTCGGTTCTTCGTTATCCTACCACTAAAAAAGTTGTCTAAGAAGAAGCCCCATCCTGGTCGATAGGTCTTTCTTGTCTTTTTTCTTTTTCTTGCCAGGTCTATCAAGAAACTTTCGTCCGTCACCGGCACCGATTGGGACCGCTACGGTGGGCACGTTCGCCGTCGTTGTGGTGCCCTCTTGAGCTGAGAGCCCCTGTCGAATGGCGACCTTGAGCTTCTGGGGATCATCGGCCAGCTCCGGATTGGCGAGCATGACGTCCTGGGCAACCCTATTGACGCGCCGCGCCAAATCCCCCATAGCCCGACCCTTCTCGGCGTCCATCTCTGTCGACAGCATCACGAAAAAGAGCTTGTCCTTCCACGCCCTTCCTGGCTGCTTTAGAGCTGCAAGAAAGTCTCTGGCCTTGGTGTCGGGCATCGTCGCCGTCACCTCCCGGATGCGCTTCTGCTGGTCAGAAGTGAAAGCTCCCAGCTTCGTCTTCAGTGGAAGCCCCAGGTCCATCAGGTCGAAGAGAAGCCCCACTCGCTGATCATTGGCCCAATTGGTCAGCGTCGATGCGAACTGCCTGTCTGTGCGGACCATCTTCGCCACGACATCGAGGAGCCCCAGACGCTTCATCTCCCGCAGGGCCTTTGGCGCCGTCCTCGGCTCTTTCAAAATGGGGTCGATGAGGAGCTTCGCGATGGCAGACGATGGGGCGTTGCGAATCTTGTCAGCATTACGCCGGATGGACGCCTCAGTGTCCTTGCTGATCTTGAAACCGTACTTGATTGTGAATTTGATGGCCCGCAACATCCTCGTGGGATCGTCGGAGAAGGTCTTGTCCGGACTCGCTGGGCATCGCATGGTTCCGGCCTTGAGGTCCGCAAGCCCACATCCAGTCAGATCAACGATCTCAGCCTTGTCTGGACCGCTCGCCAAGTCAGCCAGACGCCACATCAGCGTGTTGAATGTGAACTCACGCCTCTTGATGTCCTTCTCGATAGAAGCCGGCTTTATCTCCGATGGCTTGTATCCCTTGCCCTCTCCGCCCCCATAGCTCTCGGAGCGAGCATTGGCAATCTCGATGACCTCACCCTTGAGGTTGCTCCCCTCGATGTCCCAGTCCCCCTTCACGGTGATGATGGCCACTCCATACTGATTGGTGGCCAGGCTCGACTTGGCTGGCATCTTCTTCCGGAGCTGCTTCGCGAACCATTCTGAATTGCGCCCACGCCCCACAGCCACGGCATCGAACACGACATCCACATCCTTGATCGGCTGGTCGATGACGAAGTTACGAACTGCCCCACCGACGACATAGACATCCCGCTCCACCCGAAGCTCCTTGGCCACCTTCGAGAGCCACCGCATCAGAGCGATGGACTTGGCGTGAGCCGCCGACTCATCCAGAGCGAAATTGACCTTCGCTTCCTGCACCACAGGCTTGGCGGCAGCAATGCTGTCCCTGTTTTTGACAAGGATGCGATGCTCTCCGCGCTTACGATGACCATCACAGACAGGGATATAGGCCCTCCCCTCAGCCCAGATGAGGTCGCGTGTCGCAGGTGATCCACAATACTTACATTTATGAGGCTTATCCCAGGGTCCGCTCTTGGGTCCACCTTCAATCATCCACAGAATATGCTCCTCCCGAGGCCCCCTGGGGTCGTCAGTGGACGCTGGCTGTTTTTTCGTATCCTTGGACGCCTTCTTCTTGGCGGGCTCCTGACGCCCATACATGACCTTCTGGCCATCGATGGGTTTGTCTTGCTGAAGGAAGAACTGGGAGAGAGGGAGAAATCGCTTTGGAACAGACATCCGGCCCCGTTGACCTGATGCGATTGGTGATGAAACTGCTCTGGTGGAATGACCATAGGACATGGCCACACTCTACATCACTCAGGCGACTCCATGAAAGTCCTGAGTGCTTCTGCCGCGATGGAGGAGTACCGGCTCACCGCTGCACAACGATTGCCCAGACACTCTTCCTTGTCGGCCTGGACGTGGTAGCACATGTCCCATACGTCGATCTCGCCCTCGGTCTTGGGAACGATTCGCAGCTCGACCATGGACATCCCTTCGACTGCCGTCGCCCTGAACCGGCCCGTCGCTACGCGCAGCTCAGCACAATGGCCAGCTATGTTTCCCACGAAGATGTCGAACAGCTCTGCCTTGCTAAACTCTTTCGCCTTCGCCATGTTAGACCTCTTCGCCTTTCAAACAAGCAAGCACCTTCTCATAACTGACACCATCATCGTCATCATCGATGTGCCCGTTTTCCAATAAGCCATCAGCCAAGATGACTGCAATCTGGTCATAATCCTCTCCCGAGATACCAACATGATCAATGAGCGTCATCGCCGCATCAGCACGCTCGACCATTGGCTCGCCTTCGAGCATTGAAACTGCCTCATCTGCCTTTGTCTTATTGGTCATGGTGTCCTCCGTCCTTCCCTATAAAGCTAACCCATGATTAGCAATTGTCAACAGCCTCCTTGCAGATTCTTTTATCATTCTGACGAGCCCTCTTGCGAGCTGCGCGAGCATCGGCCTTCTGACAACTACGAGAGAGCTGCTGAATGTCCCAGAACGACTTGGTTCCTCTTGGTCTCATGTGATTCATGATGCCCTCCTACCACTCGTCTCCACCAAAGCAGCCGTAATCTTCGTCTACGCCTAGCCCAGCGCTCGCCATGCCGGAATCGAAGTCACCGTCCATATCTTCAGCGTGAGCATCGATGTACCCATCATAGTCAGCCCAACACATCTCACACACATCATCCTGGCCCGTGTGCTCCTTGCAGACTGGTCGGCCACAAGCCGTGCAGATGATGTCTGCATCCCTAGAACCACAAATGTGACATACGATGATTTGTGCCATGGTGTCCTCCGTCCCTCTAACACCAATCTAGCACATGATTTGGGATTGTCAACAGGTCAGGGAGTGAAATCAGTAATGGCAGGCTCGACAATCATCTCAGCGTGCTTGACCACTGGATGGCGAATCGGAGGAGATGTCTGTGGATGTTCTGTCCAGATATCGTAATAATAACAACCCTTTGGGATATCTGTGTCAATGGTTGAAAGCGTGATGGTGGCCTGACCGTCATCGGCACAAGTGATGGAAATACCATCGCCGGATGTCTTCATTATGACGACAGTGCCGCCGATCTTGTCGCGCACAGTCATATAAAGATTGGCCCCGTTCAGGTTCGCCGCAGCCCCCTCTGAGGTCTTCACGGTCACAAGTAGCGTCTTCGTCTGTTGCTGAACAACGTAGATCTTGTTCAATAGATTCGCAGGTTGGGGCATAGTCTACCTCCCTTGGTCTTGGCATATCAACAGCACCCCTCTCCAGGCTTGTCCTTCACAGTGCCAACAGGGACAGCCTCTTGGACGGTTGCACTATCAGCGCCATCCTCTACAGCCCCTACACTACCATCTGGCTGCACAGATGCCGACTCTTCGATGGACTCCACAGCGCCCAAGAGATCATCAGCCTGCTGAATGATAGCCAGGAACTCCTCACGAGCCTCCACAACAGCTCGATGTGTCGTAGACCCGAAGAGCCCTTCGAGGTCGAACACCGTGGTATCCAACACCCCGCGCCAGCTCTGCCCCTGGGCTTTCGCCCACCAGTCTCCCTGGGGCTCGACACGAGCCAACCACGCCATCTCCTGGACAATGCCCTCAGCAGGAAAACGTGGAACGATTGGTGGCCCCACAATGTAACCAAGAGTCGACTTGCCAATCTCGCTGTCGAAAAGACCTAACGTCGAGAGGTGAAACGGGTCTGGCGGGAGAAGGATATCCACACTAGGTGTCCTCCCTCGTATTGATCAGCCTGTTGCCTACCACGGTGCTAATGATCTTCCAGCCGTCCGCCGTCTGCTCCGTCTTCGAGATACAGAGCGGGTTCTCCGGGTCGAGTCCAAGCCGTTGCCAAATTTCTACGAGCTTGGCCAACAAGGAGTCGCTATTCTCACAGAGCACCTTGCCCAGTATCCCCAGGACGATCACCTCGTCACCAGGCGCCGGGATAAATGGCAAATCGTCGGCGAAAAGAAATGTGCCACCCAACTGCTCATAGGAGTCAATGCGCCGTGACACATTCCCAGCCGCATTGCGCACCACCAGGGTGAGGTTATCGTAGAAGCCATCCACCTGGGCAGCATTGGTCTCCACGCCGTCCACACCACCACCTGTCGCCGTGAGCACAGCCATTATGAGTGCGTCATGAATGTCGGCCACATTGGCATCCACGGTCGCCAGCCTGTATCCAGCACTGCTCGCAGGGAAGGCCCCTGGCAAAATAGTGCTCCAGACCTCGGTGGCGATTGCAGTGAGCCAATCATCAGGCGGAGGACCAACCTCAACCTGGTCCGCGAAAATGTCATCCACCTCGGTTGTCACTTCGGCGTACCAGAGACCATCAGCATTGGGCGTGAATTGCATCACGTAACGACCTGTAGCCCCCACTTCAGATACGGTCATAACGACAGCGCTGACCGTATTATTCAGCAGGAGGAGCTTTCCAAAATCTACGTCAATAAGACCTGACAAGGGGGTAACCCCGTCAATATCGAAACAAGGAAACTGGACTTGGACCAGCTCACCGACTGAAGCATTGAGTGTCACAATTTTTTCTTGAATGAAGCAGCTACAGCTATCGGTGTCGGCGGAGATGAAGGCGAAGAATTTACCTCCTCAGAATAAAGAGGCTCATCCATCACATGGTCCTCCACAGTCACCAGTCTTCCAACAAAGCCCTTTTGGAACTTGTTCAAGGTCCCAAGGTCTATCACCACGCGAGCCAGCTTGCCCTCCACTTTCTCCTGTCGATTTTCTAGCCTCTCCAGTCGCTCTTTGATGTCATCAAGGTTCTCTTTGATGTCTCGAAACCCATCGAGTATCGCCGATGAAAATACATCGGGGTCCGTCTGTCGGTCTTTCCCCTCGCCCTCACCCTCACACATCTTCCAGCTCCTTACACAGCCCAGACTTAGCACACCACGTTTCCAATGAAATGGTCACCAAATTGCTACCACTGCTCGTAGTCAGCTCTGGGTCAATAATATCAGATCCTCTAACGCGAGACTTCCTTACAATAGATGAAATCAGCTCCGAGCAAGAGACAATCGATGCGTTTCTGACAACATATCGCTCCAGCCACTTCCATCCAGTCAAACGCAACAGGAGCAATAAAAGCCCATTCCAGATCACCCCAAAGTCGTACCCAGCCCCAACCATCGATCTTGCCCATATGAGACCTGAAGACAAATCATGATCAATGGAATAGCGTTTTTTGACTGGGTAATTCTTATGGACCACAAAATCTGGAACTACAGCCACCCCATGAACAGTCCTCATCCCTACCCGTATCGAAGAGGCGTGAAGCGCCATGCGCCCAAGTCCATCACAGTCTAGCTCTATCCACGAATGCGAATATTCTCCTCTGATAATTTTTCTAATGAGCCAGCTTGTCCAGTGGCTATTGGTTCCGAATCCAATGATGCACGACATTTCGACAAAACTCCCTGCCCCCGAACAACAATCACTGGCGTATCTATTTTTCCCTTTTCTCCCTGGCCTTCTTCGCCTTCTCGGCCTCCATCTTTTGCTTTTTCAGCAATGCCCCCTGCCAGTCTATGTAGTGAGGCGGCTCAGTCGGAAGAGGGCATCTCGTCTTTTTCAATGGCTTCTCTTTCGTCCCGTTCACATACACGTCTTGATTAGCCACGGCACCCTCCTACTCGTAGGCCAGCATATTCACCTTGAACACCACATCGACAGACCCATTCGACTCGTAAACTGATCGAAGATAAAGCCCAGCTATCACAGCAAACGCCGAATTGCCCTCAAATACCTGGCGACGACCAAAAGCACTGGGATTCACATATTCTTTTCGGACATACTTCCGAAGCTCAAGGACATCTATGCCGACTGTCAAACCAAGCATCCCAAACAGCCCCAACACGTCATCCTTGTCCACAACAGCGAACTCCACAATATCCCCGACAACAGCATCGACACCAAAAGTCTCGTATGACCCTCCACGAAGCTTTTTTTCAGTGGTTACCAGCTCGTCAAAAATATTGATGGCACCTGCAATAGCAGTGTACTTATGACCCTCCCACTGCGGAGCTAATCCAGCAGTGTCCTCAAAGGTTGGAGCACTGATCGGCATTCCATCAGCGGTCCGTGGATTCTTGTTTAGATTCATGACACCACCTCCACCCCATAGTGGACGAATGCCCTAGCACTATCCAATGCGCTCAAATCGTCCCGCACGACAAATTCAAGCACCTCATCATCTGTCACAACCACACTGGCCCCGCCTGGCTTCACCATGAATCCAACCAGCAATGTGCCGTCAGCGAACTCCACATCGTCCTGCGGGTGGTACCTCCCAAACAGGTCGACGTTGTCCTTGGAGTTGAACGACCAAAGAACCTCACCATCAGAGATCCGACGATGACGCAAGAGGAGTCCGTTGGTCAGCACTGAAATGTTAGCGAAGGTGTTATGATCCCACCCAGAGCTAGCACCTGCAAGGAGCATAACGATCATCGAAACATGATATCGCTCAGTGGCATCAGGAGCTTCCACTCGGAACGTGAATGGTCCATCCCCGCCTGACGCCGAAAACTCGAACTCATCAAACCAGAACTGCTGATCGGATTCCTTGGCGTAAGTCAATCTCAATCGCCCCACAATGTCTGAACCCAATGAGAAATCCGCCATCGGGATGGTAACCTTCTGCCAGACATCGAGATCGTAGTTAGTGACGTAGGCAGCCAAATCGAGCTGCGACCCTCGATCCGAGCCTCCCATTGTCTGCCAACGGATATCAAGCCGTGACCCGCCAGGGAATGCCTTCGGCTGTAACCAAAATGAAAGTTGCGAGTACCCGCTGACATCTATGTCCGACGTGTGCGTGAGAAGCGTTGTGCTGTCCTTGGCAGTGACGCCTGTATCCCAACCATAGGTGCCACTATGCGCCGAGCCGGTCGTGGCCGAGCCCTCTCCACTCGGCGTCCAGTCATCCACTGAATCCCCATCCCAGATGTTGACCGTAGCGCCGGATGCTTGGCCATCAATATTCATGACTTCAGTGCCGATATCGGAGCGTAAAAACGATGTCTGCCCAAGGACCAGGCTTTGGTCTCCGACGAGAAGCGTGCCATCCGAAGACCTGCTCTCTCCCGACATCGCAACCGGAAGGCCCGGGTCATCTGGAGGTATGCCATCATGAGCAGCAACTATGTCATCCAAGTACGGGGTCTTCTGCCCAGCCGGAAGGGGGTCTTTGAAATTGATGTAGCAATTCGTCGCATCAGTCGCGATGCCGTCGGTTCCTAGATCAACAAGAATATTTGGATCGGCATGTATCTGGTCCGCGAGCTTGTCGTTCGACACGACGCCACCAGACGTAGTAAATGCCGTCAACGGATATGTCTTGGGATAGTTCGCCATCAGTCAACCCTCAAGCCCATAGCCACTCGTTGCTTCACATAGGCAGTTCCAGCCCCACCATCTTTGCGATACTGAAGTGCAAATGTATGAGAGCCAGAAATGGACCTCTGTACATGAAAATTGCTCATCGGAACCTGAGTCGCGGTCCCAGTCGCCTGAATTACAATAGAACACAATTCCGTCGTATCAAAAAGCTGCCTTACCCCTACTCTTGTACTGCTAGAAGACCCCCGTGCGATCATGCAGCACTGAATCAAATAGTCTCCCTCCACGAGGCCAATAGGAAATGTCAGGATTAGCGCGTCCTGCCAAGACTCACTCGTTGTCCCGATCTCCCCTGGCTCCTGCTCGTCTTTGTACCACGATCCAAATCCATTCTGCGGGCCAGCACCCGACTCCCACCTAGATTCCGAATTGTTCCACTTCAGAATGTTCCAGTCGTCCGGAACCGAAGCGTGTACAGATCGCCCCTGAATCTGCACAGCATTGGCCTTGTTCAGAATCCACGACCATGGAGAGCTGGACGCTTCCTGCACATACGGCAGACTCTCATCTTTGACGAAAAGCCTGGTGCCTTTCTTCGGCGTAGAAAACACCCAGGACGCCCCATTGTATTGTGCAATTTCGCCGGAATGACCGACAAAAACACCCTCTGGAGAGCTTCCAACTATTACGCGGTAACCAGTTGTTGGAGTGCCAGGGGGAATGTTCACGTCTTGATCGTCGACAGGGTACTGATGGATATTTACGCGGGACTCTCCAATGCCTCGAACAACCCCGTCTTCCATAATGACGAGGCCCTTGCCCTGGACATGCTGAGTACGACGTTCTTTCTCCGGGTCAGAAGCCCACTCATCCCAGATTACAGCTTCTTCCAGAGATGGGCCGTCTGCGGCATCTGGGGTTTTGGCCATCTACTTCTTCTTTCGCTTCGCCGCTGCTTTCTTCGATGACCTCTTCGGTCGCAACCGTTTCTTCTCCTCTGGTGGTTTGGCCTCGGCCTTGTCCTTCTCGGCCTTCTCTTCCGCTAGTCGCTTCTGCTTTTCGGTCAGGCCAGGGTGAACGCCGACGACGGAGTTGGTCTCCTTGTCATTACCAGGAGCAAGTACGTATTCCCCGTCATCATTTTTGACAACGGTACCGTCTTTGATGGACTTCTGAAATGCGTCCATCTTTGCAGACTCAAACTCGAACATGGCCTTGGCCTGATCCTCGGCCTCCTTGAATGCCTTGATCTTGGCGCCGGCCAGAATGATAGCCTGATCACATTGAATGACAAGAGCATCGAGCGACCCGACGCACCGCTGTACCCAGATGATCTGCCCCTGAATGATGGACTTCTTGACCTCGGCAGTCATCTTCTCAAGCTCCTCTTTCGAGAAGCCTTCAACGATACCGTCGGTCTTCCATTTCTCCCGAATCTGACCGAGCATTTCGACCAGATTCTCGGAGGCAACCGTCATAGCTTCTTTTGCCCCGGTCTGGCGGGTTTGGCTATCTTCAGCTTCTTTTTGCTTGTCAGAGAAGCTTTTGCCAAACTCCGCCGCCGTGAGCTTCCGCACCTCAGCCGTATGTTGATTCATACTCATCTTCGTCTTCTCCTTCTCCTTCTCCTAATGGTTGGTATGGGCTATTAGCCCCAAGCGACCATGGATATGACGTCTTCGTTCCCACCACCTCCGCGCCATTTCAGCGGGAAAGTCTGGTAATAGCAGCCGAATTGCATTTCAACCGCGACAGCACTCGGGTAATTATCCTTCGCCGCCGCCAGATTGACACCATTCCACTGCCATTTTCCATTGACGTACATGTCCACCTGTGTGACCCAGGAAGACGTCCGATAGTCACAGAGGTCTGCGGTGGTGTTCGCTGCACCTGGACCGCCAGGACCCTCGATGAGCGTGCCAGCAACAATATCCGCCGCCAAGACAGCCGCGTAGGTCTTACACCTGGACGTCGCCGACTTTGCCTGCTCGATTGCATTGAGCAAACTGACCTCGCCGAATGCCGTCTTGAAGTCGATCCACTCCTGTTGGGTTTCAGAAAGTTTGATACCATCCGTCTGTACCCAACCAGAACCAGTTTGATTGGTGTCATCGAGGAAGATCTCTCGACCACCTTGAAGATGAAGGTCAACCGCCGCGCCAGTCGTTTCGACATGCCCAGCAGTGACACCAACAGCGATGTCATTACCAGTGGAGTCGATGGTGACACCCTTGGCAAAGTCATTGACCTGAGCATCCACGTTGAACGTGTCCACATCGGTCGCGATCTGCACCTCGCTGGTGCCGCCAGCCGATCCCTCGATAATGCCGAAGAGTCTGGCCTCCAAGTCATCCCGAAGCTCCCAGTAGAGCCCAGGGCCTTCGAGGTCGAGTGTAGAGTTGGTCACGGAATTCACAGGGGCAGCAGCCTGATTCGTGTATGCCCGTTGCCTGGTGACGTCTGTGCCGCCGACCTGATCCTCGAATACGCGGAACAAGAAGGCCCACTCTGGCAGGTTCAGATATTCCAGCCGTCGAACGTACTGGTAATTGATGACCTCACCGCCAATATCCTCCGGGGGAACGAGGATGAGATTATCCCCTGCCGCATTCTCTTCGACGAAGGAAATCTGCACTCGCTTGTTCACGTCATCGAAGGTATGCCCGTCCACAGCATCTTCACACTGGAGGAGCCCGTAGATCTCCTTGCCAGCAGCGCTGATGATGGGCTCTCCTGTCGATGCTTTCCTGATGAGGCACAAGTTGAGCGGTGACAAAGCATTCGGCCCTGCGACCTCTGTTATCGATCCAATCGGGAATCCAACCTCGAAGGCAACGACAGCACCCTCAGTGGTGACCGCGCCTACGGCAGCCGTCTGGGTCGGAGCTTCGCTACCTGCAACTGACAGCACGACGAAATCACCGTCAGAAACATCCCAAGTACCTGCGAACGCCTCAACAACACCAGCAGCATTCGTGTACGAGATGATGGTCGGGCCAGTGTACCCAACGATTGGGAACGTTCCATTGTTCGCCGGGGTCGTCGCTCCAGCAATTGTCACTGTGCGCCCAATCATATCGACCGTGAACAGCGCTGCTGCGTCAGTGAGCGTCATCGTCGGCGCCACACCACCAATGCTATCCCCAGTGCCATCAACAGCAGCAGGAACCGTGATGTCCGGGAGAATGATGTCAGGAAACAAAAAAGGCTTGATCTCCACAGTATCCAGATTGGTGTTGAGCTGAAGAATAGCTCTCTTCTTTGAATTCACCGTAGGGGCATCATCAAACCAGCTCGACCCCATCGTCGCATCCCAGATACGACTGACCTGCGAACGTAACGCATTGAAGTCGTACTGGCCGTCGGTAGAAGCCGTCTCCAGGGTGGGCTGCCCAGCCGCCAAACCATCATTGTAAGTGTCCGAAAACCATAGCTGAGTTTCTTGATCAGACCGCGACACACTACCTGCCATTTGAAATTCCTCCTATCCCCCGTACTTCGTGAGCATACCACCATCAGATGTCAGGCGTGTAGTCGATCCTTCGAACAAAATACGCCTTTTGCGTGTAGTGAAATGTAATCGTATCGTATCCAGCCCCAGGACCGCCCGATTCCGACGCCAAATAATCCCCAATCCCGAAAGCGCCATCCACTTGAGCATGACCATTTACATGAACAACCTCGGTGTCAATCCCCCCATGATTGAATGGCAAGGCTGTATTGAAAATTAGCGGGTTTGCCGTAGGAATCAGCAATTGCCTAAAGAAGCGAGCCGCAGCAACAGGCGCACCACCAAACGATGCGCTCAAGAAAATCACCAGTAATTCATCATCACTTGTGGCGACACCAATCTGCTGGAAATAATCAGATCCGCTTACAGGATAATTCGCGTCACCTGCCTTAGCCGGCCTTCCATCGGTGCCGACAAGATAGATCCTCCCTGGTGTTAGCCCTGTGTAGGTGTTTCTGAGCGGCCCATGGAAGTGAATGATGCAGTCAGTGGCCGTGTATTTCTTCCTGATGACAGCGACGGCAGGAGGGCTCCCCGGGGTCGAAATGTCAACCTTCTCGACTTGAAAGCGATTACTAACCTTCGCGGCCCTGATACGGACAACATCACCGACGACGTCAGTGACAAGGCAGTCTGCCCGACCCAGGATGCGCTCGCTTCGTGGGACAGATGCGGCGTTGACCTTTGTGACCACCGCGTCATTCCTCCCTTAGAAACCACCAACCTCTGTCGCCTCCAAGCTCGCAAACGTGAATGATGCGATCCGGCCTGCGATGGGACTGATGGTCGATGTTGTCAATTCATGGACATACTCAGGTTGCACGTCCAACTCCATGATGGAAACGTCACTAGCTTTTGCGTCAAAATCTCCACCTGGCTTGTACCTTACAGGCAAACATCCACCACAAAACCAGGCCCGCCCAGGAATACGGTCCAGAGGGGCACCTGCCTGCCCAGCAGTGTTCAACACAACCTCTGCCTGGACTCCGGATTGCCCAGGATTGATGAGCCCTGCACGACCAGCAATATGTCGCTGAAGTCTGAACCCGAGAAAGTGAATGACCACCAAATTGCGCCTTATTGGCTGCACACCACGAATAGCTCCAGTGATCCAGTTGTAGAAATCGGAGTCGTAGAATCGAGCACCACGGGCGAGTGTGATAGCACTGACGTCCGCAGACTTTACGACCCTGGTCTTGAATTCCCAATTCCCCCGAGAAATCTCTTTGGTCTCGACTGAGATCTCTGGTGTGGTGCATGAGGAGAAGCCCAACACAGGGTCAAATACACTAAAAAGAGGATTTCCGACGAAGCCAGATGCGTCCATTACCCAGAACGGATACTGCTGCATCATGTCAAGAAAACGCCGCTGAGACATCAGGACCCCTTTGGCCCATGATGCCTTACGGCAGACCCGAAGACCAGCCTAGTTGACCATGGGACTTTCTGGTCTACGCGGCTGCTGTTTTAGGCAGCTCGATATCGAACCGCTCATAAGCAACGTCAATCTCAGATAGCGAAACATCGGACGTTGAAGAATCGAGGTCACCTGCGATCTTCACCCGCGTCGGGAAGGCATCCCGCAAGATGTACCTCTTGGTGTCTTTATCCGTCACCTCGATCTCAGTCGCCGCCATATTGGCACCTTGGTTGCCAATAGCCAATTCCCTCTTCGGCCTCTGAATATGATAGATGGTGAGATCGCCCCGATACTCATCCCCCTCTGCGGCAGCAAGAATCCAAGAAATGAAGCTCGTGTCAAATCTCGCACACCCACGGATCATAGTGATGTCATTAACCGACGGAACACCAGGGAACTTCTGAGTATAGGTCCTGATGCCTTCACGATACTCCGCAGGCTCCTGGGTCAGCTCAGGACTCGTGATGGACTGAAAGCCAGCCTCGGCCCCCTGACCAGCGATAAACCCCTCTCCAGCCGACGATGGCTGAAGCACATCATTGGGATTCGCGCCAGGAATTCCATTCACGGGCTCGCCAGCGATCATCTTCGCATGAAATCTGAAGGCATGAAGCGGATCGGTTGCTGCTGCTCGTCCAGACATGGTTTTCTCCTTCTCCTACCAGTTGGGAGTCAACACGACACCCCGACCGATGAGGTCACCCAACGTGAGGTCTCGACCTTGGCCTATTTCCCACGGTGTTGGCATGTTCTTGACCCGTTCAACGAAAGTCTCCAGGGTCATTTCCTCTTCGGCCATTTCCTCTGCCATCAAATTGTACAACGAAGGCCACTTCTCAACCAAGGTGAGAATAGCTCCAGCCTCATTCACATACTGATACCGATTAGCCAGAGAGATCCACTTCGCCTCCTTCGAGATGCGGAGCAGTCGCCCAATGGGAGCCGTTGGCAGCATGGCCTTGAGGTCCACGCCGGTCTCTACGAGCTTTTGGGCATAGGCTGTCCCGTAGGCAGCCGTAGCATTCTCTCTGAGCCACCCTCCCCACTCGACGTCTGTCAGGGCCTCATGACCGATGACAACGAGCGGGAGGACGCCGTGAACCGCCTTGCCGGGGTAATTCTCGTGGGTGAGCCGCAGAAGCTTGCAACGAAACCCGCTACTGCTTAGGACTTCGCTATTCACGGCATCGGCAAGCTGTTCTGAGAGGGGCCTATTCATCACCTACTCCTGTTTGATCCGCTCTGGAGCTGCATGGACCCTCGCAAACAAAGCCACCGTCGCCGGTCCAGGTGCGCCTGTCTTCAGTGTGAGCCTTTGGTCCCATGCGAGCTTGAGAGGTTCCACACGAATGAAAACACCAGCTCCGGGCGTTGCAATGACAGCCCGATTTCCCACGCTGTCTTTGATCGCCACCTCAGCGAATGCTGCATCCCCGAAGTCCACGAAGATCTGCTCGATCACATAGGTCACGAACGACGCATCGAGACCTTGGAAGTCAAAAATGAACTCGCCACCCTGGATGTCCGGAGGGAACACCCTGACCGCCTTGCTGTCCACAGACACCGTTGTTGGAGTCTGCTCAGTAAACTGGCTCCCAGCAAGGATACGCTGCTCTATGACCACCGGAGTCTGTGCCACGAACTTCTCCTAACCGCCAGCCACCTAGACGGTGACAGCGATGTCGCCAGAGAAGGTGAACCAGCCCGCTGCTGTTGCATCGTAATAGCACGGCAAGCCCGTACCAACCCCAGCCCCCTCAGCACCCTTCCTGCCATTCGACACGAAGGCCATCCGACCGTTGTACCCAGTCGGGAGGTCTGCGAACAAATACATGGGCAACGCGGCGAAGTTGAGCGAGCCCTGGGTGGCCAGAGCCGCGTCATAGCTATCTGCGTCCATCTGGACAGAGATGGTGCCAGCGACGACAAGCTCCTTTATCCGAGTATTGCTGTCGATGTCCGTCACTGTGATCTCAGACCACAACTTGACGTCTCCGCCTGCTGGATCTCCCGTCGGGGCCATATCGAGCTGCGGACCCGGAATGAAGACCCTCTCGGTGCTCAAATTGGTAATTGTTGCGTCCATTCTATCCTCTCCTCTGAAGCGAAATTGACTTTCGCTCTAAGGCCAGTGCTGACCTACGCCGCCTGGGCCACCTTCTGCTGAATACGGAAAACAATGAACTCGCCAGGCGTGTTCGGCGCGACGTAAATGTCGCAATATACGTATCCTGCATCCTGCACATTCTTGGGATTGTTGGTCTCGTCACAGATGACCGCATATGCCTCGGCAGGCGTGCCACCCTTGAAAAGCCCCTGCTGGAATTGAGTCAGCAAGAAGCTCTCGACGGAAAGCCGAATCTTGGACCACAGAGGCGGTCCTACGTTCTCGAAGACGAATCCATGTGTGCTGTTGAAAATGGACGCCTTGAGGAAGTTGAAGAGCCTCCGCACATGCACGTAACGGAAGTCACTCGGCGGTCGCTCCAGGGTCCTCGCGCCCCACACCACCAAGCCCGTCTGCGGGGTGTTGATGATGGCGTTGACTTGATTGGGGTGGAGTATGTCGATCTCGGCAAATTCCAACTTTCGCTCGACGCCAGTAGCAAAGAGCAACTTGCCATCCACAGTGCCCGCCGGGGCTTTGCCGACCGATTTTGAAGCATCGGTTCGAGCATAGACACCAGCGATATGACCACCGGGAGGAATATTGGCCGGAAGGTCCGTGACCGGATCTGCAATCTGGATGTAGGGATAGTACAGCGCTGAGTAGCTGGATGTGATCCCCAGAGTGTTGATCCTCCAGTCCCGCGCCTGAGCCGGCGTGTAGCCAGGAGGAGTCGCCAGGATGATGAACCAGTGCTCGTTGCGCTCAGCCTCAGTCACCTGGTCAACGCTCATCGTGACGTCACCAGCAGCATCCGGAATGGTCATGTTGATCAGCTCATTGGTCGTGAGCAGAGCATACATGCCCTCTCGATTTGTCGAGAGCGCCGGATCAGTCAGCTCGTTGCGAGTGAGGGCTGCGCCATCTGTCCCGCCTATGGGCTGATCTGCTGTCGTCAGGTCTGCCGGGATCTTGTAATACGAAACCATCGGCACAGAGGCGTTCGCCGCCTGAGTGAAATCTCCGACCGCACCCGAGGTCGCACCATCATCAGCAGACGCCTCGAAGGCGAACTCACCAGTGAGATAATCAATCTCGTTGAATCCAGCAGCCGCACCAGCGAACACGTCACCAATGAGGGAGCCATTGCCATCGTCAGTGATCGTCCGAGACACACCATTCAGGTCTGTATAGACAATGTTGACGGAACCAGGCTGTATCGGGGTCTCCAGGGGGGCACACACGAACGGAGCCGGGATAACCGGGGTTGCTCCCAAGCTCCCGAACTGAGCTTGGATACCGTTTCCGGCGCCCACAGCCCTGGTCCGCTGAAATCCGCTCAAGCTACGTGGCCCAACATCTTCATTGGACGGCTCGATCAAATCAATGAGATCGCTTCCGACGCCCTCATTGTTTATGATGTCAGCGATGTATCGAATGTCCGTCGGATCTGTCAGAGACAAATCATCGAAAACCTCAACCTGATCGTAGCTCACCCCAGCATCGTCAGAGAGATACACCAAGACATCGTAGCGAGTGAAGACAGCCATGGTTCTGTCGTAGTAATCCGCGTCACCACGAACATCCACCCTGGTGTAGTTGCCCCATGTGCCTTCGCTGATGGGCTGGAATCCCCACACCTGCTGCACATAGGCAACCTCAACTGGAAGGCTGTCTGCCGGCGCATAGGGCACCGTCATGGACCAGATGCCAGTGATGTAATCCACAGCACCAGCAGTTGCCGGGGCGTTCCACCCACCAGCTCCATCATCCGTCACCGTCGTTACAGGCCCCTGGGGCGTGTAGTCATAAGTGACATCTGCCGGTGTGAGCGGAGCAACAGCAAAGGTAATGGAAAACAGACCAGTCTCATAGTCCACATAGCCAGCCGGGACCGCAGGAGCAGCAGCCTCATAAAGGATGCCATTCTTTCCGGTGTCCAGGTAGGTCTCACCAGCAGCGATGCCAGTGATTGTGATCGTCCCCGGGACGACAGGCACCGAAGCCGCTGTCAGCCCGAGCTTGCCTGCGAACTCCGTGATCGCACCCGTTGGGATCGGGTTAAGATCTGACGCTTCCGCCACCACGCCAACAACCCACGTCGCCGCAACAGCAAAGGCTTCTGCCACGCCAGCCGCATTCGTGTAGGTAATGGTCTTGCCATCCACACTCACAGCCGTGATTGGGTATGTGCCGTCATTGGCTGGGGTCGTACAACCCGCAAGCGTGACACTCTGGCCCACCATGCTCGAATCGAATGGTGTTCCGGTGATGACGAGAAGCGTCATGGTCGGAGCCACTCCACCGATGATATCACCCACCACAGATACCCCAGAAGGCGTCTGGTGGAATCCTACGGTGATGGACGACATGACGATAGGATCATGAGTGATCGCCACCTCGCCGATGGTCGGAATTGCCGAACTCATGGCGACCGTGGAGCCATCACCAGTTGCGATGGTCTCTTCGGACCAATCGCTCGTGATGTTCCCTTCGGCTTTCGACGATCCAGCCCCGGTGACACGAACCATATAAGCTCGCCGTCCCCCATTGGAGAAGAAAGCGAAAATATGGGTCGGTACTTGGCTGGACGAGATGAAAGTTCCGAAGGTACGCTCGAAGCTTGGATAGCTCGTGACCAGTGTTGCTTCGTCAGATGGTCCCCTCTCGGAGAAACCAACGATGCCCATATTACTCGTAGATACGCCCTGAATTGGAGCGAGGCCGCTGCGCTTCTCCTCCACATACACGTCAGGGTGCAAGCGTTCTGCCATTTTCAAATCTCCCTACCCCCTGGGGGGCCGTGAAGGTCAGCTCTTACCCACGCCTGCGCCTCTTGTCCTTCTCCTTCGGGGCCTCTTTCGCCTGTTCCTCCTTCGCCTTCGGGTTCTTGTCTGCGACCTCGGTCACAGTGGCCTCAACCTTCTCCTCTTCTACTATCTCCGCCTTGGGTTCAGTTTCGGATGCTACCACAGTCGGAGGTGTAACCGCACGCTCTTCGAGCTTCTTGGGTGGCGCGGGTTTACTTTTGGGCTCGGGGACCGCAACCTTTGGCTCCTGAGTCGCCACTTTGGCCTCGGGCGGAGGCTTACAAGCCACCACGCGACCCAGGCGCTTGAGATGCGCCACAGCCGCAAGAGGAGCCTGAAATTTCTCCCTTGGTCGGAGGACAGTTGGCCCCTTTCCAGGGATATCGACAGGAGTTGTTACTTGCCCCCGATAATACCACCATTGCATCGTCAGCCTCCCAAGGTATCAGGCGGAACCAAACGATTCACACTGATTCCTGCTGCACGCATGGACGGCACCACAAATGGATCTGAGAAGTCAAGCTCCCCCTCGATCCGAACACTCATAGTGAAGCCAAGCGTCCTGTCTGAAAATTCCACTAATTCATCCAAATTGTCAATGGATTCCATGTAGGCAGTGTAGCCCCGCTCATTGCCCTCATTATCTGTAAAATAAATATTTCCATAAGCCCAAATGAAACGACCCATGTACTTTAGCATCAAATTCGCTTGCTGTCTGAGTCTAGCTCGTAGGTGCATATCATAGGTGATATCGAATGGGAGAGCATATCCCTTCAGCTCATTCAAGCTCGGGCCGACCTCGCCATTTTGTGCTGTGACCTGCTGAGCGACCTTCGCCGCCACCTGGTACGCCTTACCGACTGGATGCCAGCGCTGCATGGCCGGCGTAATGGCGCTACGGGAGATCGCCACATGTGGGATAAACCCTGTTTGGTAGACGTCTTCTGGCTCCTGAAAAATAACCGGAATGAGCCCATCATATTCATCAGGACCATGTACTCCCGGAATCTGAACGGCGTAGTCTTGCACTTCCTCGTCATCAAGGACAATGGTCTTCAACACAGATCCGAACGTGGTCACCAAACCAATGTCGAAATCCTCAATGAAGACTGTTCCTATCCTGCCGTCAGCCACCTACCGCCCTACGACGGTGTGGAGCGGTCCTTGGCCCTGGCCAGCCCTGACAAACTCGATGACTCGCGCCACGAGATCGCTCGTCTTGGCTGCGCCGGTCCACAGCAAGATCTCATCTGAGGACGCTGACTCGACATCAGGCATAGGTGGCAATGAACCAGCCTCTGCCATCTGCTTCGCGACATCCTCAAAGGAAGACAGGGCCTCGTCGTCGGAAACACTGCATTGAGCTGCGATGTCGGCGGAGGTTCCTGCCACATAGCTCATATACGACTCTGCGTCCGTTGCGAGGTTGTCCACGCCCTGGTCACTCCCAATAATGGGATCGCCATCAGGCGAGAAATCAGGAGCATCGGTGCCCCCTGTGCCCACATACTGCTCTTCGATCTTGTCCAGATCCTCAGAGGTGGGCTTATTCCCTGTCACCAGCTCGCCCTCGATCTCGTAGGCCCGAAGGTCTTCCAGCTCACGCCGCTCGAACTCCTGATTCGCTCGACTGAGCACATCGTTGACCTGATCGTAGTCCATTTTCTCCTCCAGGCTTACGCCCCGCCAGGAACGATTCTGTCCTGAAATTCCTGTACCTGTTCTATCACGGATTCGGCCTCGATAGGCAGATTCCGATTTTTCTGCCATTCCTCATTATCAGGATCGGCCATCCATAACCCAAACTCCTCCATCGCTCTTTTGAAGTGTTGGGTATAAATCGCTCGCACAGCCGGTCTCCAATGAGCCTTGCCGGGCATCCCTATTCCCTTCTCGCGCCGAAGCACTTCAAAGGCAATGTCCCTACTGACTCGTCGCTCCAAGAGTACCTTGCCAGTGGCCCTGATGGGAACCCCCAGCGAACGAAGCTCCTGAATGATGGCGTCTTTATCAGCCTCTCTCTTCTTCTCTACAGCCTGAACATCCTTCTCGTCTACCCTCCTTGATCGAACACTGGCCTCTTGTTTGCTCGGTTCATAGGGCAGCGTGCCCATCGTCCAGGGATTGCTTCTGGCCAAAACTACAACCCCCTGAGAGACTGCTTCCCCTCCTCGCATCTTTGGGAAAATATCAATCAGTGTGCGCTGAATGTCAGACGTCCTAAGTCGCTGAGAATAGTTCCACCCAGGTGGGATGATGCCTATGATCTGCCAGTCACCTTGTTTGGGAAACTGAACCACTTTCAACATGTCTGGATATTTCGGCATATCTGTCGGCGCCAATTTCACGACGTCAAGATGTGCGTCCTTGGCAATCTCCTGTGGCAGCGCGAGAATGAAGGCATCAAGACGCTCTTGCCACGTCTCAACCAGCTTCTTCGCCTCTTTATTTTTTGGCTCCTCTTTCAAGTAGAACTCCAACATTAGAGCTTCACCTCAGCCGACGGAATCAACGTGTCGGAAGATGTTATGATGGTCGAATTGAGATGCTTTTTACAAACTCCGACGTAGCCACCATCCTTGGTCACAATGGCTTCCTGGGCCGGATCTCCACAGCGGAAACAATGAGTAGCTATCGTGGTCTTCGTCAGCGGGCCTGAATAATTCGGAAATGACCTGCCAACAAATGGTCCACCACAAGTCTCCATCTTACACCTTGGCGCTTGTTTTCCTCTGGGAAGCGACATTTCCATACAGAACGAGCACGGGAAAGCATATCCCAAGCTCATCAGCCACTTTGGTTCGAGCATCCATCTTCTCCTACATCTTCACGTTGGAGAAGGCGTGTGGCCCCGGCCTGGACGTCCTTATGTAGAGGGTGGTCTGGTCTGGGAGCCTGGGCACATAATTCGTTGGCGGAAGCACCCAAATGACGTAATGCTTGGGGTCGACATCCACGCGGAGATCTGCCCCTGCATCTTCATTAGCTACGCTCACGAATCCTATATCAGGATCGACGTTCGTGATGCGACCCTGGGTTACCAACTTGCCCGCCTTCGTCTTCACCTTCACCACGAGCCCAGGATGGAGCGCAACCTTGGCGTCCTTGGCCTCCCTGAGCTGTTCCGAATACGATTTCATATCTGCGTATGCTCCGTCTTGCGGAATGCTAGGAATTTCCCACGCCGCTTGATCTCGACCTCGAAACCAACGAACTGCGGCGTCGACATCACATTCCCATCACGATCCGCGCCGGTCACATCCCACTGAGAGTAGCCATCCTTATCAGCGAATGGTCCCTCCCACCAAAACTCAAGGACGTCACCCTTCTTTGGGTATGGAGCTTCTGCCCGCTCGACCTCGGAGCGCGGGATCTTCATGATCGCCTCGGACGATCTCCTCTGGCCGACCTCTGTGACTTCTGACTGAGTGTTCGCTGCCTGGGGAAAGTCCAGCTCTCCATACATCTCAAATGGACCTTGAAACACCCACTCTTTTCCTTCGTAGCTGGGCTCCTTATAAAGCGGGTGACGATTCTTGGCCCGGCGCAAGCTGTAGAGCCGCAATCGAACTCCAGATAGGATGGCTGGCTCTGCTGCGATGGTGTCATGAATCAAGCGCTCGTCACCACAGCCCTCACAGTTGTCGCCTGGGAAAAGGTTGCGCCCAGCTACACAATCCGTGGGGCAAAACTTCGCCACCTACCTCACCACCTCATCGAGCGAAATCCACTGTGGAGCTATGCGACCTGCGAGATCCGAGACCTTCTGCTTCGCCTGAGCCACATTCTCTGCCGTAGATGCGTCAGGCTGAGAAGCTTTATCATCCTTCTCCGGAGCATCCAGGGGCTCCAGAGTACGAACCATCTTGAACCGCTCACCATCCTGATTAACCACATTGGCTCGATTGAACGACGTGAACCTGCCATTTTTCGCATGGTAACTCTTGCGTGCCATCACAACCTCGTCTCGATGCCCCGCAGAGCATCCTTGAACTTGTTGAACTTCTCCGGGGCGTCCTTCTCCATGGCGTGCTTCATGCCTCGACGAACACCCTTGGACGTAGGGCGGACGTCATCTGGGAGCTTCGCATTGGTCTTGTACGGACCCTTCAGATAGCCCTGTTTGGTGAGCTGAGCCCGACAAATATTCCAAGCCTCACCAGTCCCCTTGCCCTTCTTCTTCACAGCCAGGACACAGTGAGACACCGTGGCAGGCACCATCTGGGCCTTCGTCTTTCCCTTCCCCCGCGCCTTGGAGGATGGTGACCTCTCGAAGAGGCTATCGAGGGGAATCCAAGCCACTCGTCACCGCCTAGCCCTTGAAGACTTCTTGTGACCCTTCATCATCTTGACGCCTTCCTGGACAGCATTCTCCATGTGCCTTTTCACGATGCCGTACATCTTCGTGGACAGCGGGACGTACTCATCCTCCACTCCGACGAAGAGAGCTTGTGAGACCTTGCCAGCAGCCCCATTGGTCCCATCCCTCGCTGCCTGCACCTGTTGTTGTCGGCTCGGAGTGAATGAAAAAACACCCTCCTCAAAAGGCTCACTATCGACCTCGACGTCCTCTTGATAAATGCCCCTCAGCGCCTTGTAAAAAGCATCACGAATGACGTGCTTATCGGCGACTGGAAGCTTCATCGACCGACTTGCAGCCGTCATGGCGACCCTGGCTGCCTGCATGATCGACTTGTCATCCATCGTGTGCCCGACAATGGACATGCCCTCTTCCAAGCCCTCACTACCGAAGCCATGCTCTTCGAGTTTGGCGTCGATGCCTTCCATCAGATTTTTGTCGTTGTCCATATTTACTCCATCACTCCACAACACATCACAGGACAAGCTTTTTGATCAGATCGAGTGTGGACTTCTCGATGAGACCTCTCGCCTGCGAGCGGAACATTTCCAAGTTAGCCTTGTTCGTCAGACCCAGGCGGATCTCTTCACGCCAGCCACCCAGGTGACCCTTGTACCTCATCCCCTCGGCTTTGAGGGTCCGAGCCATGGCATCCAGGGCAGCATCAGACAGCCTTTTTTGGAGACTGGAGTCCGCCTTTACGGCGTTACGAAATGCCGCCCAAAGCCCGACGTTCGCCTTCTCACTAAGCAAACCATGCTCGGACACCTTGGCCTCGTCCATCTCATCTGGTCGCGGATCACGACCCATGACGCGCCTAAAGTCGGCAATATCTGTATCCGTGATTCCAGGAGTAGCATCCACGAAGATTCGCTGCTTCCGAAGAAAAACAGCCACAACACCAGGGAGCCCACTGCGCAGAGCAGCAAGCTGCTTCACATCAAGCCGCTTAGGCTTAGGCTTCCCCTTCGCACCCTTCAGCGTCTTTGAAATGACCCGCACGGCATAGTCAGCAACATCCTTGGACACCTGGTCGACGTATGCCTTTGAAAGCCGTGGCGGAAGTGTCTCTTCTGCCATAAGACCCTGTCGTTCCAACGCATCATCGATGCCCTCCATCAGCTTTTTGTCGTTATACATTTTGTCACCCCGTTATGAATGGGACCGGGTCACTCAAGCCCAGAATCTCATCATCTAGTTTTTCTTTCTCAGCAAGGCCCTCTGTTCTGAGCGTGTCACCGTCCAGAGCCCTCGTTCCACCAGCCGTTGGCCAATCCTGGTACTTCCCTCTGATGCGCCCCAGGGTTTCCTTTACGTCCGCCAATGCCCATCTCAGGATGATGTCACGGTCGCGCACCAGAATCTTCTTACAGAACTCGTCATCCTCGGTCTCGCTGGTGAGATCATTCGAGACATATCTGGCAATGGCCGAGCCGTTGCGCTGACTCCGTGGGAAAATCCACAGCTTGTTCTCGTCCTTGCGATACTCCCAAGTGGGCTCACTGCTGACGACGCGCCTGGCTGTCTCTGCATGTTGAAGAATCTGAAAAAAGGTTCCGTAGAAGCTCCCGCCTGGCACTCCTGTGATGGAAGAGTAAGCAACCGGAAGCTGGTCCACGTCGATGAAAGCATAAGGATTGACCGCTGCAATGATGTCAAGCTGAACACCAGGAAAGAACACCTCCAACACCATGTCGCAGTCGTCAGTCATGACGTACTCCTGCACACCAGGTGTAAGATTTTGGGCAGCGTGCTTTTTGATGCCCTTCCTACCGACCCACCAGCGTATAGCGTCGTCGAAAGAATCTTCGGCCTGAGCCTCGCTCAATTCAACAGCGACGACACCACAGCCAAGCTTCCTCCGAAGCCATGCAATGGAAGTTTCTTTCGTACAAGGTCGAGCCATCGACCCCTCCCTCTTTCCCTAGTCTACAGGAAGGGACATAACCGTCCTATTTCTTCCCTTTTTTGCCCTTCTTTTTCGCGCCTGGGAAGCTGACCTTGTTGGCCGGCGACCTCGACACAGAGACCTCATCCTTCGCGGGCTCGGGGGATGGCTCTGGAGGCGGCTCAGGCGCCCTCTCAGGCTCCTTTATAGGCTCAAGGTCTTTCACCGGCTCCGGAGCCTTGGGCTCGGGAACTGGCTTCCTGGGAGCTGCCTTGGGCTCCTCTGGCTTGTCATTGGGGTCCGGGACCAAAAGGCCCAAGGCCACAAACTTCTCCCACTCACGCCCTTCCAGGACTTCGAGGTCTCCGACGAGCTTGTCCCGTCGACCACGATGGATGGTGAGACTCTTCCCGACATACATCGGGTGCTTTACATAGCGATGCGACATATTGCCCTTCCTCCTCACGGGCATCCTACCACAATCAGTCCAGACTCTTCAGCCTGCGCCTACGCTTCCGCTCATATTCGGCGTGGCACCTCTTACACCTCCGATGGGCTCCACGTGGATCATTAATGATGAGCGTATTCTCTGGTGTGTAGGCGTGCCCCTGTGGACAGTGCGTCTTGACTGGATTGTGGAGCCCAGCTTCACCCCGCCGCACGTTCTCTGTGTGTGTCACAGCCTCAAGATGATCTGGGTTGACGCAATGCCTCACACAGCAAAGATGGTCAAGCTCTAGCCCCTTTGGCACCTGGCCATTGACATGCTCGTACATTACCTTATGAGCACGCTTGAGTCTGAATACGCCATCAGATTCACGGCGCACATAAAACCCACCATAACCATCCTTGTCCTTCATTGCCGTCCATATCCAACACGGCGTACCAAGGCGCTGATGAGGCTTCGTTGAAATCCTGTACTTGTGTCTGAACCTGGCGAATGCTTCACTGTTCATACTCACCTCCAAACAGGTTGAGTCATGACCCAGGGCATGTCAGTGCCGCTGGGTCTTTTCCTGTTAGAGATAAGTATGAATCAAGACGGCTGTAATAGGAAGGCTAATCTGAAAAAACGACCTAGAGTCCACCTGTTATCTGAACACGTCCGTACCACTCATCTCGGAGCAGCTTGGTCGCGTACCGAGTCCTCAGACCCTTTCGATAGGTCTGGTCCTCGGGGTCCAGGAAGGTCGGGGTGAGCTGGAGCGGGACGTAGGGTGCGAACACGAAGCCCGCATCCAGGTAGCTCTGCCCACGGAGCCCCATCAGGATGTAGTTCGTCCTGAAGAAGGGATCTTGATACATCATCCACTTGTTCGACAGGGGGCCGAGGCGGAGGATGCCGAAGTGGCTCGTGATGGGACCGTAGCTCGGAGGAACCACAGTGCCGTCGTAGGGGCCACTCGGGGACGCCGGGTCGGTCACGAAGGGCGCCCGGTAGTCCATGTGGGTTTGGAGCTGGATGATCTTCGAGGAGACCTCGGGAGACGTGACAGCCCAGTTGGCCGGCGCTCGCCGCGATTCCTTGTGGATCTGGAAGCTCACGTTGGACATCTGAGTCATGACCGACCGGATGTGGTCGATCTCCGACAGCCCCGCCGGAACGGTGAAGTCGAAGGACCTGGTGATGCCAGCCGACGCCTGGAACAATTGCTCCAGGATGCCTCGGTCCAGCTCCAGGCTGATCTCCTGAGAGATGCCCGAAACCAGCTCGGTCTCGGCGTCCACGCCATGGAAGGCGCGAAGGTCGTCGGCGGCCTCGCTCGACCAACGAGCCTTGAGCTTCCGGGTGGTGGCCCGAATCTCTTGCAGCTCGATGTCGATGAAGACATCGGGGACCAGGCGGTTCGCTTCGGAGTCGTACTGGTACGAACACCGAATGACGTTACCCGCCGTGGTGGCCACGGGGAACGTGAAGGACGAGAGCTGTCCATTCGCGTAGTTGATGACGCCAGCACCACCACCCGTGAAGGCGCCAGCACCGTCATCGATCTTCTCCTGGACAACGGCGTCGGTCGTGGGATTGTACTCCTGCACGACACACCGGATGCCGAGGGCAGTGTCGAGAGGCCGGATCGGGCTGTAGGCCGCGATGACGGAACCCGGGGTTCCACCGGACCACTCGCCACCAGCTACGACAGCAGCGAATTGCTCCCACTGCACCGTCTCCGACGAGTAGTTCTCATCGAAGTTTTGGAGCAGATTGGTGCCAGCCGCCGTCGAACCCTTGGACTTGCCATGCTTGTACTCGAAGTAGAAGACGGCTCCGACGGGTGCGGTCATGGGCTGGATCGAGACGATCTCGTTCGCGATCAGGTTGGGGAAAACCCGCCTGAGCACGGGGAAGATGTACTTGGTGTACTCCCCGGCATTGACCGCGAGCGTGTCCTCCGAGAGCTGCCGGCGCATATCGCCGAACTGGTTCTCGAAGAGCATCGCCATGCACTTCTTCGTGTGATCCTCTGACACGCCCTTGAGGTACTTCCCCCATTTGGACGTGAGCTGCTCGGTGTAGGACTCATCCCTGATGCTCCTGGCACCGGCCTCGGTGAGCTGGTTACGCGCTTCCATTACTCCCTCCTCATTCGGCCCCAGGAGGCCCTAACTGTCGAGACCCTTCGTCCCGGCGAACTCGTCAAACTGCTCCTCAGTCAACCCAAGCGCTACGAGCGGGTCATTGGCGTTCTCATCGATACCATTTCCCTTCCCGTCACCATCTTCAGGTCTTCCGTGGGTATCTTCGTACATATCCCGCTCTTTGCCCAAGCTGACACGGCTCCTGATCCGTGCTGCCTGATCCTCATCAATACGAGGGGGCTCGGGGTGGCGCTTGTCGTACCCTGCGATGATATTGTCCACGTCCTCGATGGACTTGGCTTCCTCGCAGAGCCCGCGCAGATCGTCAGCCCCGTCATGACCAGTGATGCGTTGCTCAACATGAAGAGCAAGCTGCATTTCCTCTGCCACCTTCAGAGCTTTGCGGGTGCGGTCGTTCGCCTTCTCCTTCTCGGTCTCGGCCTCTTCAGCCTTCTCCTCAGCCGCCTTGAGTAGGGCCTCTTGCTCATCGAGCTTGGCCTTGGTCTCGGCGTCTCTCTCCTCCGCCTTCTCCTGCTCCTGCACCTTGGCCTTGGTCAGCTCTTCCTTGACAGCTCCGACCTTGGCCTCAATCTCGTCGGTGGACCCATACTGCGCGATGTCCCCGACCAGGGTGATGATGGTTTCGCGTGCATCGTCCTCAGCCACAAGGCGCTCGAGGTGAAGCTGGTACGCTGCCTCGGTGGCAACGGCCTTCATCTCGGTGGCCTCCTTGCGAGCTGCCTGGACCTCAAGCTCGCGCTCGGCCAGCTCTCCCTTGAGCTTCGTGATCTCCTCCTCCTTGGCATCCATGACCACTTGCGTGTCCATCGGGATACCGAAGGGAGCGATGATCCGAGCAATCTGCTCCAGGGTCACCTTGGCCTGCGCGACCTCGGGGTCTGACAGGGCTTCAGATGTGGCTTTTTCACGAGCCGATTCTTCAACCGTCTCAACCACCCGTCGAAGCTCACCGGAGAACTGCTCTCGCAGCCGCGTCTCGGTGCGCCCCTCTGCCTCACTCACCGCCTCAGTGAGAGAGTTACCATGGGCGTCGTTGATCTCCGTCAGAGCGGCCTGCTTGACCTCCCCGGACAGGGCCTCTACGAGCCCTGGGTAGTCCCTCTTGAGGTCTTCCAGGGTCAATTCCATGCCGTCCTCCGGTATTTTTTGCGTCTCCTCGTGAAACACGTCGGGATACGCAGTCTTCATTGCTGGGTCCGCCACGAAATCGAAAGTGTGGAGTTTGAAGTCCTCCTGCACCTCGTGGACACCGTTGGCGATGACCTTTGTGGTTCCGAAGCCACGGCTGGACACGCCAACCTTGCCACCGGCGTCCAGGATGGCCTTCAGAATACGTCCATTAGGGGTGTCCAGGATCTCGGACTCACCGACAATCTCAGAACCCTCAGCCTTCAGGCCAGTGAGGATATGGCTAACCCTCTGGAGCTTCGTCCGACCGTCCGCAGGGTGGTCCAACTCTCCGAAGACCATGCGGCCCTTCATCGATTCGGCCAGGCGACCAATCTCTCGCTCCCAAAGATGTGGGCCGTAGAGCCTCTTATTCTCGGTTGGCTTGTCGCTGCAAGCGTACCTGCCACGAGCCACATACTTCCCTGGCTTGTCCTTGGACTCTTCCAGGGTGAATTCCAGTGGCATCGAGTCAATGAGAATTCCTGCGGCCATTACCAAACCCTCGATTTCGTCGTCTTGGCCCTCAGTGCCGTTCTGTTCAAAACAGACTGAAACTTTTCGGGCCGCTTCCTCTTGGGAGCTATCTTACGCTCACCTGGCTTCTCGAATCCAATGATATTTCGTCGTGTCTCCACTCCAAGAAGCTCTCTACGCCCACTTCGATAGGCTGTTCTCCGTTTTCGCGGGGCCTCGAACAGCCATTCGAGGGGCACCCATCTCACGCAGCCGCCAGGGCCTTCAGTAGGCCAGAAGGTGCTCCGAGTGCCTTCAGAGCCGTTGCCATACCCTTATCTGCCTTCGGCGCGTCATCTTCCTTGCTCTTCGGGGTCACGAACCAAGGCTTCGACTTTCCTGTGTACATCCAGGACGGAGCCTTCAGCCCAGTAATCTGCGAGAGATAGAACATGACCCGCATGACATCGGTCATGGTGCTCACGCTCGTAACCGGCAGACCCTTCGCATCCATGACCTTGTGCTTTTTCACGACGGCCATGGCGACCTTCATGGCCTTCTCAGGATCATGCTTCTGCATGGCCATGTTCAGAGCCTTGAGATATTTTCCAGAGACCGACGGATCTGCCGAGGCAGTCTTGCCAGCCGGAATATTCTGACCATAGCCCTTGTGAGAAGCTCTTCCGGTCTTGACCTTCGTGGCCAACTCACCCGGAGTAGGGGGCATGTACTCGACCAGCTCATCCCAAGAGCCCAGCCCCTCAGCAACCATAGTGATGCCGATAGCCTCGCTCAGCGAAGGAGAGCCACGATCTTCGTGCTCTGCGAGAGCTTTGATCACAGCATTCAGGACGGTCTCGGCCTTGGCTTCCTGTTCCTCGGTCAGATCGTCCTCACTGGCCTCGATCTCTTCTCCGAGGTCCACAGCCTTATCCGAAAGGGTAAGAAGCACCTGACCGGCCTCATCATCCATGGCATCGAAGATCTCGCCGAGGTACATGGCGGTCTCTGCCGCATTGTACATGGCCTCTACGACAGGGGCGTACTCGATGACCTCTTCCTCGATGATGTCGATATCATCGATTGCGGCATCGGCGTCCAGCTCCTCCTGGATGTTGGCGAGTTGGTCGGCCCAGGATTTCTGGACAACCCTCTTGCCCATCTTATGGAGCTTTTCGAGACCCTTGCGCCCAAACCGACGCAACTTCTTGCCCATGCTTCGCTTGATTTTCCGCTTGAACTTCTTACGGTAAATCTTCGCAGCCAGTTTCTTCGCGCCACGGGTCTTGAGATAGCCTCGGTGACGAACTCGCTTGGCAATACGAGCTTCAGCACCACGAGCCTTCTTCATAACGCCGAACACCTCTTGAAGCTCCCATCCCTCGTCGATGAGGTAGAGGAGATCCGCAATGTCCTCTTCGTCGATGATGTCGTCGCTGGTCTCTTCACCCAGGTCTTCGCCGACGCCCTGCTTCAGGCGCTTCGCCAACACCAAGGCCGAGAGCAAGCTCTTCTGGTCGTCGGTCTTGGCCTCGCCCTTCAGCTTATCGATGGCATTGTCGAGCTTGGCCATGGGGATCTTCTCCCCATCCTTGACGCCCAAGAACTCACGGACTCGACCTGGGTTCTTGATTGCGTCTTTGATCCACTCTTTTTCGATAAGGGTGGATTCCCCCATGCCCTCATAGCCATCGTCGCCGTCGGAGCCGCCATCGACCTCCGTGTCAGCGTCGTCGTCTTTCTTGGTCTTGGCTTTCTTCTCTTTCTTGCGACCCTCGGCCTTCAAGGAATCGCCGTACTCAACCAGGGAGCGAATGGTCTCATCACCCTCTTTGAGCCCACCAAGGTCGAGAGGCGACGGTCCACCTTCGAGCATCGCCGTGTTGCGTTCGATCTCGCTCAGAACCTTTTCAGGATTGAGCCCCAATTCCGCCAGCTCCTCTTCGAGCGGGCGAACGGTGTGGTTATGTGGATGCCTGAAGGCGCTCATACTGACCTCCTACGCCGCTGGGGCGTCGAATCGACGGGCCAGCTTTTCGCAAAACGCCGCCGCCAGTGTCATCTCGTACATCTTGGACGCCACACCATCATGAATGCGGGCCAGACTATGGAGGTTGCCATCCTCAGACACCATCATGGCATCTTCCACGACTCCCTTGACCCGACAAAGATCGGTGTCGAATGCCTCCACGAACTCCACGTAATCCACTGCCGACAGAGCGGGATCACCAACTGCCGCACGAAGGATATGAGCTTCGGTAATCTCCTTAGCGAGAGCCAGGCTGTTGCATATGCCGGCCAAGTCCTCTTTCAAAGACACCAATGAGCTGGCAACTATTTTGCGCAAACGAGACTCATTGTCCGGCGTGGGGTCTTGGATGTTCTCAAATCGAGGCTGTTGAGTTGGCTTGTTGGATTCAGCCCCAACGAAAGTCCGCATTGGCTTCTCATTGGTGATGACTGATTTGAACCAATCCTGATCGGCCATCTCGGTCACCGCAAGGTCGTTCTCGACGGACTCTGCTGTGAGCCGAACTCCTCCCTGGACCAGATTGTGAAGCTCCGACACGGCGCCAATGGCCTTGTCTCGCTCACCTGCCAGGATAGCCGTGACCGCGTTGTTCGCTGTCTCACGAGCTTCCCGAGCCATGGTCCGGGCTTCTCGAACTGGGACGTCAATTGTCTCCACCTGCTCGAATTGGGGCTCCCCGGTGTCCTCTGAGACTCCCATGGAAGCGCGGAAAAATTCGCCTTCCGAATTGGCGACGATGACGTGACTGGGGAATGTCCATGACTGGAGCTGAACCCCTTCACCGCCTCCAAATAGCTCGGAATTGCGCTCTACCATCTCATCTGCCCGTCTGATGGCCTCTTCATGGGAGGCTTCGATGAGCTTTGAGAGGAATTCGCCGTCAACAAGTTTCCGTGTCATGTCGCCCGTGGGTGTGGGTTGTTCTAAGGTGCTAACCTACGGCCATGATTGGACCGATGTCAAGCTCCTGTTCCCATCACCAATGGCATCCTATCACATAGGAGGAGCAGCGGAAGCCCTGATTGCACCACGAATCTCCATCATGAGACCCCCAAGCTCCTTCAGTCGGCGGCTGGTATCTCGGTTCTCTTTGAGCACCTTTGCAATCTGAGTATCTGCCCTCTTTTCAACCGCACGCGGGCGCTCGAAGTCTCTCCGCCAGTCACGCTTAGGGACAGCCGTCATGAGCCGAGAAAGACGCACATCCAGGTCTCCCTTGAGAATGGCATCACGCTGATCTTCTGGGCTCATCCCCTCCATTCTCATTTTTTCAATCTGGGCGTCACGAGCACCCCTATCCAGGTCTTCCTGGCTCTTCTCCTTCATGACAGAGGCAGCCTCATCCTCAGAAAATTTGTAAAGATGCGTCAGGACCCATTTCGTCCCGACGTCCTCCTTCATGCGAGCGGCGAGATCGGCAGTGGCGCTCATGACCTCTACCCTGGCCAGCTCGAGAATCTGGCTGGGGACATTCATTCTGATGTCGTAGTCAGCCTTGGTGTTTATCCCCTTCGCGATGAGATGGATGCGTGATGCCTGTCGATATCCGCTGCGCGTGACCCGCTGGATTCTCATCACAGTCCTGGCAAACCGGATGTCCTCGCTCGACAGGGCATTACGAGTGCTCTCTCCGCCGTATCCCATGTATACCTTTGGGATTTTGATGGATGAAACGAGCTTGTCCCTGTGATACTCCAGCGTCTCTGTCTCGGAGTAATCCGGGCCGGTAATGACGTCGATCTCTGTGGTCCGCTTGCCAGCACGCACAGGCACGAAAAAATCCTCATCCATTGCTAAAGGATTGAATCTCATGTCCAGCTTGCCGGTGCTTGGATTGACGAATTTCTGTCTGGTGAAGCTATTTTTTACCTTATTGACGAACGCCAAGCCGCGCTCGGCATCCAGCTCACCCACATCGATATAGAAAGCGTAGCGAGCCGGTGCCCTCTCCAGCTTGTAAATGAGCAGAGCATCTTCCAGAAGAGACAAGCGCTTCCAAATCCACCTTGCAGGATCGACCACAGAATGCCCGTAGACAGAGCGCAGATGCTTGCCACGAAGCCTCCAGTGAATCATCTCCCAGTCCTCAAAGACCGTTAGCTCACCAGGCTTACGACCCATGGCTGCTGGGGTATTACCGCCAGCCTTGCCCTCGCGGAATGCTTGCTGCTGAGATGCCAGGGTGTAGAAGTCCTCCAGGGAAATATTGAACTCTCCCCGGATGTCCTGGATGAAGCCAATGAGCTGTCCACGGGGACCTTCAACACGCCTGACGGTCGGAGGAGGCAGATAGTTGATCCCCACCAGGCCATCTTCGGTTACCAGGGCCTCGCCGTAGACGTTGCCGTACTTGCATAGGGTCCTGTCCACGCCCCAGATGTCCTCCTCGACGAGAAGTTGCTTGTGGAGCATGTGGTTCAGCTCGTCTGCGATCTTTTGGTCCTCACTCGTTGCCCAAATGGCCTGCTCACGTTCCAAATCTGGACTGGTTGAATCGTCTGCGTAGATGTCGAGCGCCACAGAAATCTCTGGGTACTCATCCATCTCCTCGTAGTCGGTAAAGCGTTGCTGAAGGTCTTGATCGATGCGGAGGTAGTTAGCCAGGGCGTCGTAACCGAACTGCGTGACGAGGTTGTATGGGAGCCCGGCCATTGAAACCGCCGGCGTTCCACCTCGCTGAAGCTCAGCGGCCTGGCGCTGAGGGGTACGAGCGAAGAACGACCGCAGGGCATTTCCCACGTTAGTCGTAAAACCTTCCCAGAGACCACTGGGTTGCATAGGTGCTATCATTTATCCCCTTGTGAAAGGCATCGGCATATTTTTAGCCGAAACCTTCTGCCCCACCATACCCTGTTGGGTGCCCTTATGACCAGCCGAAGGTGGTACCATCACCTTCCCACCCGTCACCCAGGAGTCATCTTGAGCCCCGCCCATCGAATCTCTCTCTGAAACCATCGGAGCGATTGGCATTCCAGGCTGCCTAGTCACCAGGGAATGTGTCACGCCTGCCAAACCATCAGCGACATCCTTCGAGCCTTTGGCCGGATGGTCGATCATGAACTTCGGAATGACGCCCTTGGTCTTTTGAACTCGCTGAAGTCCCCGAAGCTCTTTCTGGATTATCACATTGTCCTGAAGGCGCAGTCTCCCCTCGTATAGAGCAGCCTTCATGGACTCGTATGGCAAGGTGGTCTTATCGCAAGACAGCACATCAGACTCAATGCCACGATGCTTGAATTGCTGCCTAGTGTCTGCTGACTGGTAACTGTCCATCGTGGCGTAGGCAATGATGAATCCATGAGACTGAAATTCATAGACGATTCCCCGAATATCCCCAAGGAAGATCTCATCTCCAGGTGGTGGAATGATTCTGAGCATCAGATCCGTCTCAATGACCGGAGCTACCTCAGTGAAGCTCTCGCCGCCAGCGTCCCTGCGCACGACCTCAGTGAAACCAGCCGTGTGGGCGATGCAGATCCCGGCACAGTCACCAACCAACGAGAGGTCAATGTGGACGTATCTTGCCGCCCCTGGATGCCTGATGGGCCTCCATGCCTTCTCTCTAAAGCCACCCGGAATGGTGCGCTCATATGGAATGGCCACCCTCTCCCACCAGAACTCCAGTGGGTCTCCGCTCATCCATTCCTCGACATCGAGGGGGCTGGCCAAATTCTCATCAATGGCCTCGACAATCTTCTCTCTGCGATGAATAAAAAGACTGACGCTTTCGGTCGCAATGCCAGCAATGTCCCTGAGCGCACCTTCTAGGTCGGACTCAAAGTCAACTCTATATTCCTCTGGGACATCGATAATGCGAAGCTGAGAATCACCGTACCAAGCGATGTCATCTTTGGTCGGATCAATCTTCGAGCGCACCGTCTCGCTACCAACAGCAATCTGAAAGGTCGTGCCGCTGAAATTATCCCTTGGTTTCACGTCCCAAGTTGAATAATCTCGCATAAATACATCTGGTGCCTGTCCAGCTCTAGCGTCTTCGATCTTCTGCTCGATGAAAGCAACTGGCTTCTCCTTCGAGCTGACGAGGAACATTAGCCCTGGGAGCTTCCCTGCGCGCATGAAGCGTGACTTCATCCGTCGGACGATGGCTTTGGTTAGCACCTCCGACCTGTCGACCTCCACCAAACGCCCGGTCCTGTCCATCTGGCGACTACCACCCATAAACGCCATCTCATCCAGGAAACCACTGAACACATTTGTCCCGATGGCAGCACTGGATGTCGAGCCCGC